GGAATCTTCTAGCAAATGCCAAGCAAATGCTACAAATTCTCTAGCAAATGCTACAGATATTCTAGCAAATGCTAAGGAATCTTCTAGCAAATGCCAAGCAAATGCTACAAATTCTCTAGCAAATGCTACAAATTCTCTGGCAAATGCTACAGATATTCTAGCAAATGCTAGCGAATCTCTAGCAAATGCTAAGCAAATGCCAGAGTCCAAAGAAAGTTCCCCAAACCCTTCAAAGAATATATATTCCGTTCCTACGGAACGGGAAGATAATATAAAATTATCTTCTCCTTCTAGCGCGCACACGAGGAAATCGAAACCGAAAGAGTTTACCATCTGCCACAAGGGACGGCAAATATTCGAGAAGTATTACCAAGAACTCTATGACTCTGCCTATTATTGGCAACCCAAGGATGCAAAGGCTATGAACTCTATCCTAAAGAAGATTTCTTTTGCTAGAAGTCACAAAACAGTGCCGCTTCCGATAGATGACGAGAGCTTGCTTAAGGCATTGGAAGAGTTTCTGCGTCGTATCGACAAGACTTGGATAATGAACAATTTTTCGGTTAACAAAATTGATTCTCAATACAACGAGATAGTATCAGAAATGAAAAATCATAGACAAAACGTAACAGACAATGGAAACAATACAAAGACAGGATGGAAAGCTCCAGACCACAAAGACACATCAGCGTATCGGTCGGGGTTTGGAGTTGCCGTTGGAAAATAGAGAAGTCAAGAACTTTCTTTACTATGCCTACAAACGAGAGGTAGAGAAAAGAAAAAGAACGTTCGTCTTCACTGACGAGCTAAAGGAAGCAATATCGAAAGTCGGGGATTTTCTTACTATAGAGACAAACTTTTACGGGCTGTTTATGCCCGGCAGTATTGGAAACGGCAAGACTACAATGCTAAAGGCTATTCGAGATTTGCTAGTTCATCTTGTGGACTCAAACAAGATTAGCTATTGCGAGGGTGACAAATATCCGCGTTTCGTCAAGGCTAGAGATATGGCTTACATGATTTGCGAAGACAGAAACGAGTTTAGAGCAATCATGAACGCCAAGTTTCTCTTAATTGACGATTTGGGTGCCGAGCCAACGGAGATAGTCGCTTACGGAATGCACTACAAGCCGTTTGACGAGTTGTTGGACTATCGCTATGAGCAGATGCTGCCCACGATTATCAGTTCAAACCTAACGGCCATTGACATCGGACAGAAGTACGATGACCCAAGAATTGTAGATAGAATGCACGAAATGTTTGATATTTTAAGTTTTGAGGAGGTATCGTTCAGATGAGTTTAGAACAATCACCATATCAGAATCAGCCATTAGTGAATGACCCAAAGGCTGAGCAGTATGTTATCGGAAGTCTTCTTGTTGATTCTACCGCATACACTCTAGTAAGCCAGTATCTAGATGAAGACTGTTTTTACGACCCCATGTGTAGGGATATATGGAAGGCTGTTGATAATATGGGAAAGCAAGGTATGCCGATAGATGTCATATCTGTTTCTGCCGAGCTCAGTAAGCAGAAGTCGAATGTAACAGCATTGGACTTGATGAACATTTCGTCACAGATTGCATCATCTGCACATGTAGAATATCATGCCATCAGATTGCAGGACCTTGGTAGAAGAAGAAAACTCTGGGTTGTCGGGCAGCAGCTTTCCAAGGTTGGATTATCGGAAGAGATTCTGACCGCAGATGCCCACCAAGAGGCTATTGAGAGTATCGGAGGAGTATTTGAGAAAGCAGATGGAGTGTTCACGCTCAATGATGCAATGAATAGTCTAAACGAGATAATGGTTAAGAATGCCACAGTTGGAGGTGTCACGACAGGAACCAAGACCGGTATGGAGATATTTGATGAAAAGGGAGGTCTGCAGAAGTCTGATTTGATTATCGTTGCCGGAGAAACTTCTCAGGGAAAGACGAGCCTCGCACTTTGCATGACAAGACACGCCATCGAGAACGGAGCAAAGGTTGCTTTCTATTCTATGGAAATGACGAAGGAGCAGCTTACGGCACGTCTGCTTTCTGCCAAGACGAACATCCCGGCCAACAATATCCTCTATTCGGGCAGTCTGGCGCCAAGCGAGATAAGGATGATTGATGATGCTAGAGGCAAGTTACCCGGAGAGAATTTATTCTTTGATGACAAGAGCACGTCAAATATAGATTCTATCATTCTTTCCATCCGAATGCTTAAGATGCAGAAGGACATAGACGGAGCCGTAGTTGATTACTTGCAGATTCTTAACGTAAACTCCAGGAGTACGAGTTTCAGCAGGGAGCAGGCTATGGGTGATGCCGCACGAAGATTCAAGAACCTCGCAAAGGAACTGAACATATGGATCATCGCCCTAAGTCAGTTGTCTAGAGATAGTAACTGTCCGGAGCCGAATCTGAACCGACTGCGCGATAGTGGACAGATAGGAGAAGCTGCTGATGTTGTCATCCTAGTCTATCGAGCAGAGTATTACAACAGAGCGTACCCTGCCCCATTTGATAACAAGGACGATTATCCTACTGACGGAACGGCTATGATAGACGTTGCCAAGGGACGTAATATCGGAACGTTCAAATTCTTTATGGGATTCAACAAAAATACGACAAATTTTTTCAAGACAAATTTAATCAACGAAGAAGTGCAAGTTCCTTTCGAAAAGCCAGAAGAAGCAGATGCACCATTCTGATAATCAGATAGTTACAAAGTACTACGATTTAGTATTTTTAACTAAAATAATCATTAGTATATTTGCATATATCAGAAAATTTTCGTACCTTTGCATATAGATAAAGGTAATACTTTTGACTATTCAGAGCCTACCTTACAAGTTGAACCAATTAAAATTATAAAGATTATTAATACAAAATTAAACTCGCTTAACGAAAAGCAGAGAAAGTTGTGGGCAATAATTCGAGAGGCATTGAATTATGAAGACACGGATGAGGACTTTTATGAATTTAAGGAAGAGGCTGAAGGTCTGCTTGCTGACGATGAGGAAGATTTCTATGTTACATACAATAGTATGGATGACTTTGATGCTTCTGATGTGATAGACCTCATTAACGCATAGTAATCATTAATAATTCGAAGGCTATGGAAGAATCTTTATCAGAGTACATGCTTCGCAGATTTTGTTCTGCTTATCCAACGGTTCCAATTACGCTTTCAAAAGTCAAGGCTTATCTTGACACAGTTGATGATTGGAGAGAGTTAGACGATAGCCATTTGGCGTTATTATACAATTTTAATCTTAAAAAATAGAAAGGGAATAATTATGAGAAATTCAAATTTCAATCTTATCAAGTCTTTGGGCTATGTTGTAGTGTTGGTAAGTATTGCTTCGCACTCTGTACCGCACGAATATTGGCAAAACACAGAAGACGGACTTCTGTATGGTCATGTTGGTGACAGTGAAGAAGAACACAAACTTTTAATGATGGAAGGTGCTGTATGAAATATTGTATCGAAAGAATTTGCCCCACAGGTGATGTTTCCGAAGAGTTTGGAGACTACTCCGATGAAAAGGAAGCTAACAGAAACGCAGAGCTACTAAATATGGTAGATCCATTTAATAACTATAAAGTAAAGAAAGAAGCATGAAATACCAAGAGTTCAAGAAAAAGCAGCAGGATGAGTTTAACAAGCTGCCAATGAAGGCTGCATTTGGAGACAAGCAGTTTAAGGAAATGATGGCTGAATGGGGGCTTACCACAAGTAAGGAAGACCTGGAAAAGATATGTTCCATCGGTGCCGGTGCTTATTGCCTCAAAAAGGATTACCACTTATTTCTGGTATTCGGTGAGCGTTCCGTTAAGGAATCAGAGGAGTTTCTGAGCAGCGATGAGAATTTGGTGGATGCCTTGAAATATGAATTTGGCAATCATGAGTGTTGCCTTACATTTGAGTTTGAAAATGGTATCATCGCTTTGGGATATACCGTTAAGGAGTTTCTTTCAGATGACAGAAAGAAGAAGCTTTTTGTAAAGGCACGTAAGGAATACATTAATAGTCTGGAGGGTTAATATGAATACAAAGAATTTCGGAAATGGATATGTAGGTATCAAGATCAACAGTATTTCAGAAACAATGAAATACAATGCTCTAAAAGAGCAATTTTCTATTTGGAACGAGAATGAAGGCACTTTTGATGACGATGTCGAGGTTACGGATGACGATGGAAACGTCACTGAACGAGAGCCGACAGAAAACGAGAAGATAGAGCGTTACCTGGAAGCTTTCAATAATGGAACCGTTTTATATGCAGTTTTCCAGCTGGATTGTGGACGAGTCTTTTTCGATTTAGCTACTACATATCAGAGCAAGTATGCTATCGGACAGCAGGTCTTCATTATGAGGGACAACAAAATTGTTTCGGGTAGAATTGTCCTTATATCTCTTTCAGACTATGAAGATGACAAAAAGCTTTATGTTGATTATCATTCTAGAGATATAGGTGAAAGAATATACAATATAGTGAGTACAAATTTGTGCCCTACAAGCTATCGAAATTATTATTCTTTCAGTGAGCGCGACCGTATAGAAAGATGTCTCAAAGCAGCACTAAATAATAATTATGTTATCCTAGAGATAGACAGAAACTATGTAAGTAAAAGGCTTGGAGATATATTCTCTTCAAAAGAAGAACTTGTCAAACATTTAATGGAACAATAATTATGAACGTTATAAGAGTGACAGGAAATACAAAGAACAGAATAGATGCCATCTTTACGGGCAGCAAGTATCCGTTCTTCAGCCCGGATTTCGGATTGGTTGCTATCGCAACAAGGGTATCAATGGACGATAACTATTCGTATTTCGACGTGGAGTTGACCGAACAGATTTCTCCAAAACTGATTAACAAGGTAATCGAAAAGGAAGAGGCTTCCATGAAACGTATCTGTAGAGTCAACTGCATCAATTTAGGAGAAATGCCACAGCATACTCTTCCATACGTGATAGACTTAACATTGGAAAGGAGATAGCTATGGTTGTAAAGGAAATGGTTCAGTACAAGAGAACTGCTGATATGGAAGAACTCTATCTGATGCTCAATAATGATTCAGTCGCCTACGACCTTTGGAACGATGCTGCAGAAAAGTACGCCCTGAAGATGGTAAATGGCGAGGCGGTAATGATGGAGAATGTCGCCCATGTGATGATTGCAAGAATCATCCAGTCATGTGACAGACTGATAAACTGGCGCAGAAAGATGATTACTGATGCCCTGGATATTACCAAAGAGCAGAAGGAGATTGTTGCATGGCAGTGGTTCTATAATAGTATGATGGATTTATATACTTATTATAAAGGTAGGCAAAAGTAAGGTTTAATATAACGGGTATTAAGGACACCCACAAGTTAGATACCTTATTCTTATCTGGCAGCCGGAAAGACGGCAGCCTACCTTCCAATAAAAATATACAATTATGAAGAATATTTATCATATACATCAGTCTTCCAATTCCTATTGGGATAGCCGTTGGACTGACACAGACTATTATCTTTGCGATAGCGAGGAAGAGTACCAGCAGAAGCTGGCAGAATATACCGAGAAGCGTAAGCAAATCGAGAAGGAGTTCAAGGAGAACCCAACGGAACTTAGCAAGAGTCGCGCACTATTCTTGCAGCTCAGCAAGGAACAGAAGGTGCATGCCAGCGAATACTATTATGGTCATGAATGGTGCGGCAAGGAGTTCGATGCTTTCGGTTTCTGCTGGAGTGAGAGGTTGGAGAGAAGCACGCATTACAAGTACTTCTTGAAGCCGGGTTCCGTAACAAATGAAAGCGTAAGTTCTGCCGTTGGCAGATTTACAGGATATGGAAGTTAAACTTAATAAGATTGGAGGTGAGTCATGTAGAATTAAGTAAAAATCATCGTTAATCAATGGTCGGGATTAAATAACAAACAATGTTTGATATTCTTATTTTGCGACAGCTCGGAAAGACGGCACCCGACCTTTAATTTTAAAAATAATATGGAAATAGAAGAATTAATAAAAATAGCAGAGTCTGATTCCTGGACTGTCACCGAAGAGGAATACACGAATGGGAAAGGATTGCTCTTTTCAAGACGTTCACCTGCAGGTCAAGACTTCTCGATATCAACCGGACCATTTGAAAGTGCTGAAGAATTGATCAACAGCATCCACCAGCGTTACGTAGAATTTGATGCTGACAGTGAAACATATTTATGGTTAGACAACGAGGGCCATGGAAAGAACGGAGCACCATATCGCATGAGGGATGTGCTGGAAGACATGGAGGCTTGCGAGAAAATGATTTACGACTTATTTATTTGTTATCGGGACGCTTATGAAAAGAAGTGAATTATTTATGGCTTGTGCCAATGAGTACAGTTACAGATGCAATTCTGATTGCGACAACTGTCAGTTATACCTTCGTTACTTAAAAGAAAAGGAGGATTGATTATGAAAGGGAAAGATATTATCGTAGTTAGCAGTTTGGGTGTACAAGCGTACTATCCTATTGGGCAGAATCTTAGTATAAATGGGAGAACTTGCGTAGTAGCGAAAAGTGGAGATTGCGTTAATTGCGCTGTTTGTGTACCTAACGTTCCGCTTCACGATCAAGAAGTTACTTGTACAAACCTAGCTTGTACTGCTGACGAACGAGAAGATAAAACTAGTGTTCATTTTAAAGTGGTTTAATTATGAAGGTATATCTAATTTATAAAGATGATGCCTGGCATACAAAGGGAAGCGGTGAATTGCTTAGAGTAGCCGACAGCCTTCAGAAATGTTATGCAACAGCAGAGGCCAATGGAGCTTCGGAAGAGCAACTTAGAGATTTGCGCAATATCGGGCAGAGCCAATGTAGTGGTAAAAGCTACGAGTTTAACATTGAGACATGGGAGGTAACATAATATGAAATATGACGTTTGCATTCAAGAAACTTTGAGTAAGACAATAACCGTAGAGGCAGAATCAAATACGGATGCTTGCTCCATGATTAGAGAAAAGGTTAAGAATGGTGAGATTGTCCTTTCTGCCGACGATTACACCGGTTGTAGAATTATAACGGCACAGAAAGCGTATGGAAGTGAAGACAACGAAGACTGAGTTCAGAGAACTGCTTAGTGTTCCAGAAAAAGCAGCAGCTTTTATTAATGAAAAATCCACAAGGCCCAAAGACTTTGATTTGGCTAGAAGATTAATAAGGTCAAAGGCTTTGCTAGCGAAAAGGAATGGCAGTCTTCAAGGAGAAAGCGGCGATAGTCATTAACGGCATCGTGTACGTAGCGGAACCAATGGATGATTGCGAGGATTGTGCGTTTTGTACGGGCTTGGCACAATGCAGCGTAGATTTCATTTGCATCTCTATGAGAGAAGCATTCCGTAAGGGTTTTAGAGACAAGCCTATAGGTTTCAAAAAATGGAAAGGTTATGAAAGGATCAGAAACATTCAAGAAGGTAATCAAGGCATATCTTGACAAGCGTGCAGCAGAGGATGAATTGTTCGCAAAGGATTACGCCAAGCCTGGTAAGAATATCGATGATTGCTGCGACTTTATTATCTCAGAGGTCAAGAAATCCGGAAGACAGGGGTTTGACGATGATGAGATTTATGGAATTGCAATTCACTATTATAATGAAGAAGAAGTTTCATTCACCAAGAATCAGAATTGCACCATTGTTACAAATCTCTCAGACCAGACCAAGGAGAATCTGGAGAAGAAGGCTGAGGAGGAATTCAAGCAAGCTAAAATTATCGAACTCCAGAAGAAGGAGTCCGCTGAGAAGGAGCGCTTGAAGAAGAAAGCCGAGGCTCTGAGAAAGAAAGATGCTGAGATTGGTCAGTTGAGTTTGTTTGATTTTTAATATGTGAGTTATGAAGCCAAGAAACAAGACAGAACGTGAAGTTGTAAAACTCTCGGACAGAATTCCGGAGTTATCAGACAAGCAACGTGAGTGGGCCATCAAGACTTGCATCTCTGAAGATGATGCTTACAAGTATGGTGACAGATTTTCAAGAGGGTGTTTCTATCTAGTATGCACATTCAAGGGATGGCAGGTCCTCAGATACTTTCAGGTAAGAGTGAAGTTCCGGTTCCACAAGATGATTAAGGAGAAGATTTACTTCAAGGAATGTATGCAGCAATGGTTGAAAGATGGGGAATATGTTTTCCTTGCCAGGCAGCGAACCTGCGGATATATAGAAGATGCTTTTTCTGCTTTCGGAAAGTTGGAAGTAAGAACGCATACTGTATGGAGTTTCTTGGGTGATCCTCGTGATATTGGATTCGATGGAGTATATTACGCTTCAGTCCAAGGCAAGTATAAATATGCTCTCAGAGACTTCGGGGAAAAGATTCTGTGTGACGAAATCTTCCGTTCCGTCAATGCTAACCCATACAATGAAACTCTCATGAGACGTGATATTGATATGTGGAAGGTGTGTAAGTACCATGAAGCTGTCTTCGACAGAGAAAAAATGTCTGCCGTCAAGATTGTTGTCAGACACGGAAAGGCTTCTTATATTTACGATAGCTTGTGGTGGGATATGCTCGACAGTATTATGTATCTTAAGAAAGATGTACGTAACCCTTCTATAGTTTGCCCGGAGAATCTTCGTGAGGCGCACGACAAGTGGCTAAAGGCAGCAGACAACAAGAAAAAGAAAATGGAGGACAGAATGACTAAGCTGCGTTTGATTGCGGAAGAGAAAATGCAACTCAGATATCTGGAGCAAGCTGCTAAAGCCGAAGAGGAGAATAAGAAAAAGGCAGAAGCAATGGCTAATGTATATGTTGACAGAAGAAAGCAGTTCTTTGACATTGACATAAAGGATGGCGTCATAGACATACAGGTTCTTAAGTCCGTCCAGGAGTTCTTTGAAGAGGGCAAGGAAATGGGGCACTGTGTATTTAGGAACGGTTATTACGATGTGAACAGAAAGCCGAACTGCCTCATACTTTCTGCCAAGGTAAACGGGCAGCGTATGGAGACAATCGAGGTAAACTTAGCTGATGTTACCGTTGTTCAATGCCAGGGCCACGGAAACATCAATTCCGCTTTTCACGATACCATTCTGAAGCTTATCAAAGATAATCTGTGGCAGATAGAATCCAGGCTCCCGAACAGGGCTAGTAGAACGGCGTAATTTTTAGTATTTTTGGCTAAAATTTCGTTTGATATATTTGCATATATCGAGATTTTTTCGTACCTTTGCGTATGAGAAGAGCCTATTTTGCGGTGTTTTTGACTATCCAAGCCGCATATATGCACAATTTTATATTAAAATATAGTTAATTTCGGATTTTTAGTATTTAATCATTAAATATTTTATTAAATTTGCAGCGATGGAATACGATTACAGTAAGCTCAGAGAGTTCATCAAGCGTTGTAAGTGGCAATGGGCTACTTCAATGATAGACGTTCCTCATGAGTACATTCACAGAGACAAGTGCGCATTAACAAACGACGAGTTCTATTACTTCGTCAGCGCACAGAGAGACAATGGAGTCCATGAAAGATGGGGAAAGTATAATTTCCCTTACCTTTACATTGATGGTTACAAGTATTGGACGATGGGAGATCCATTCGAGACGACTTGGATTCTGAACAGACAGAAGGTTTTCAACGAGTTCGACTTCCTGGAGTGGCCGGTACCGCGAATCTATTCGAATCAGGAAATGGACGTGATGGCGAAGTCAATCATGTTCACGTTCAAGGACAGAAGATTCTTCGAGGCAGGCATTGGAAACGGAGATTTTGTCTCCTACACCAAGATAAAGCCGGAAATGTATTATGGAGTTGATCCAAGCAAGAAAGCTATCAAGCTGTTCAGAGAGAAGGCCACAGGGTTCTTCCGCAGATGTTCTACTATTTCTTTTGAGGAGGCGATAAAGAAATGGATGTCGGCAGACAGCGTTGTGGTAGCCCTTTTCGGTACGGCTTCCTACTTCATGCCTCAGTATCTTCGCAAGTTGGGCGAGAGTGGTTTGGATTATTGTCTTATGTTCTACAAGGATGATTACACCCCTGCAGAGTTCGAGGAAATGCACCATTTCACCTATGACAGAATGCAGCTGAAATCGATGTTCCCGAATTGTAACATATACAATCACAAGAATTTCGTAACCATTTCAAGTAAAAAAATCACCTGGCAACAGGCAACAGTAGAAAATGAATTATTCCCAGTATGATAAAATAGCAAGTAAGTACGACACTTTGTTTCGTGACGAAACGAGTCTCGTTGAGAACCGTGAGGTGGGGCACATGCTCCCACCTCTCAACGGTTCAATTCTAGACATTGGATGTGGTACTGGCTTGCTTACAGAGATTGCAGAAATCGACCCACAGGAATATCTAGGAATTGACCATAGCAAAGGAATGTTGGAGCAGTTCACTAACAAATACCCAGTCTATAAGGATAGGGTTGTATGTGAGCCTTTCGATGGGAAGAACTTGGATTGCAGGAATTTCGACAATATCGTAGCATTGTTTGGTTCCCCATCTTATCTTTCCCGTTATGCCGTTCTGGCAATATCACAGTGCAAGGCTCGCAAGTTCTTGATGTTCTACAAGGAGAAATATCATCCGGTCACTTATGAGAAGTGTGATGTGGAGTTCAGACATTTTTTCTATTCAAAGAAGGTCTTGTGCAGTCTTTTTGGTGAAGAAAACGTATCAGAGTATCACAATTATTTAATAGTAAATTGCGTATGACATCACAGAAAGGTTTGCGTTATGATGGCAGTATTGATAAATACCCCATCACAGAAGGCGAGATTTACAGTTTAGGCAATGGTAGTAAGATTACCATTGCCGATATTACTTTAGGGATTCCGGAGTTTTCAAAGAATGCCGATTGCGTATTCATCGACCCGGCAGGAAGTAAAGGTGTCCTCAAAGCGTATTATACCAAGGCGGAGAAGCAATGCCCGGTTGATAATTTTGACGAGTTCGTTGCCCACATTAAGAGGTGCATCGAGCAGATTAATCCGGACAGACTATTCGTCGAGTGCTTCTACAGAAATAAGAAGCAGTTGGTTCCTATGGTAGAATCGTTGTTCCCTCATGTAAAAATCTACGAGAACACCTATTATCATAAGCCAGATTGCAAGTGCTGGATTATCCAAGGCACCAAGCAGGCAGAAGACTGGGGACTCCAGGGAATGGATGAATGGGATGCGGTGTTCAAGATTTGTAAGGATGTTCCGTTCAGCTCTATCACAGACTTCTTCATGGGTCAAGGACTTGTTGCCCAAGCAGCCTATGCCGCAGGTAAGGTTTTCTATGGTAGCGATATGAACAGAAACCGTTTGGCAGTAGCCATAAGCAAGGTAGCCAAGCGAGGTGGAGAATGGACAGTAATTAAATAATTACGCATATGATTAAACTCTCTCAGATTATCATCCTCAACGTTCCGAAGCGAGAACGTGAGGGCAAATACCTTAAGAAGTTGATAGAGACCAGCACTAAGCCCTATGGCATCCCTGTCAGCATCTCTATGGACCGGGGTAAGGGTCTTTGGGACAATTATTCCCAAGCGTTGACACAAGAGGTAGCGGAAGGAACCCATCGTATGGTTATCCACGATGATATTACATTTGACCGCAACATTCTTGCCAAGATTTTACATATTCTCTCTTTTGCTCCCGAAAACAACGTTATCAGTTTCTACAATCCAACAAATGGTGACTATACTGATTGTTACGCAAAGGGCAAGCACGTTATTTCTACAAAGACTAATTTCTGGCTGCAGGCTAGCGTATATCCAAATGACCTAGCCAAGGACTTTGTTGAAACTTCAAACAAGATGACGGATGATCAGACACGTTATGATGATTCGCGCCTGAAGGCATACCTTCAGGCAAAGGGTATCGACCTTTACGCCATCGTTCCCGGTCTGGTTCAGCATTTCGGTGCATACAGAAGCACGTTCAACAATCCAGGCGCCGTAGGTGGCATTCCTCGAAACAGCAAGACCTACGACAACCAGTTTGATGTAGAGTCTGTAGATTGGGAGAGTGAGTTCAAGAATCCTTATTTGGCTAAGTCAAGCAAGGATTGGGTTAAGGAAATCGTAAACAAGGAATTTCTCGATGAATACAAAAAACTCTAAGGAAAATCTAGCCTTGAAATTGGCGAAGGACAATATCGAGGTTGAGCAGGTGAAGCCGCTGCATATTGAATACGTCAAGGTTGATGACATTTATCCAAATGACTATAACCCTAACACGCATGATGCAGACAGCTTCGACCTTCTCATCAAATCGTTGCTCTATTTCGGATTTACTCAGCCTATCGTTGTCAACCGCTCGACGATGCAGATTGTGGACGGAGAGAACAGATACCGCGCCGCCTGCGTCATCGGATATGAGATGGTTCCTGTATGCTTTGTTGATTTCGACGAAGAGAAGTTGAGATATGCAACAATCATGCACAATGCCGCTCGCGGCCACAACAATAATGAAATGATGGGCAGGCTTAAGGATTACCTTGACACCCATTTCAGTAATTCCAGCGACAAGGTATTATTAAACAATAGAAATAAGAAATGATATTTTACAGTGACAAAAACGTTTATGAGGCAGCTCTTGAAAGATTCAGATATATCTTTCGGGAGTTTTATGGTAAGCGTAAGATTGTCGTGACGATGTCGGGAGGAAAGGACTCTACCGTGGTTCTCAACCTTGCGCACGAGGTTATGAAGGAGATGGGAATTGAAAAGATTCCCGTCCTCTTTCTAGACCAAGAGGCAGAGACTCCAATGACTATCGAGTACATACGATACATCATGCACTTGCCGTGGGTTGAGCCATATTGGATTCAGTCATACTTCCAGGAATGGAATGCCTCAAAGGGAGAATGGTTCAATGTATGGGGTCCAGGAGAAAAGTGGATTCGTGAGAAGGAGCCAGATTCTTATGGCGATTTGGAAATCCCTCACAATCAGTACTTCTCCAAGACCCTCGATCAGGTACACAGAATGCTCTTTGGCAAAGACTACCTAACTTTGGGCGGTGTCCGTATCGAGGAATCGCCGGCACGTTTGTCGGGTCTTACTAGAGGCGAGTGCCTTCCAGGTATTACGTGGGGAGGTGGTGGCGGATATTATAAAGACGGCACACCGAGAAGTCTGGTGCTCTACCCTATTTGGGATTGGAAGGTTTATGATGTATGGTATTACATCTTCAGCAACAAGCTTCCGTACTGCAAGCTCTATAACTATCAGTTCACGCAGAAGCCACTCAGAGCGTGCCGAGTTAGTTCCCTCATTCATGAGCAGGCTATCCACGACTTAGGTTTCATCAAGGAGGTTGATCCATGGTTCTACGACAAGCTGGTGCGAAGAGTAGCAAACGTCAATACATCTGTACACGTCTTTAACGAAGTGGCAACATACTGCTACAACTTGCCACCTTATTTCAAGGATTGGGATGAATACGTTGATTATCTCGCAGACAATCTTTGTGAAGACAAGAAGAATGCGGAGACTATCAAGAAAGGCTACCGTTCCGCCAAGAAGAGAAATGTAGCTAAAGCCGGTCATTGCCAGGAGTGCATTGAATACGTAATACATCAGATTGGTTATACCAGCGCTGTCTGCGTCATTGCGGAAGATTTCGGAATGAAGCGCATTCAGAGCGTAGAGCGTTCTTTGCGTCAGTATTTGAGCGACAATTATGTTAAAATAGAAAAAGCTAATAAGGAATATGAATCTTCAAGAGAACATCAAGAAGGAGTTTGATGCTGCCAAGGATAAGGTGCAGTTTTTGAACGACCTCAGAAAGTATATCAGTTCCTTATCTCCGGAGAAAGTCAACCCTGTAGATTGCGTGCTTTGGGTTGACAAGGATATGGTTGTAGCCAACAATTACAACCCTAACCATGTGGCAGATAAGGAAATGCGTCTTCTCTATACATCCGTGAGGGAAGACGGTTACATAATGCCTATCGTTACCATTTGGGACGAGAAGCTGCAGAAGTATGTAATCATCGACGGTTTCCACAGAAACCTCGTTATTCGCAAGTTTGCGGACATCAATGAGCGATGTGGTGGAAAGCTGCCGATTGTAGTCCTAGACAAGGACATCGACCAGCGTATGGCATCAACCGTAAGACACAATCGTGCCCGTGGAAGTCACTCTGTCGATGGAATGGTAAACATCGTTTTCAATATGCTCAGAGATGGTGTGTCTGAGCGTGAGATTTGCGAAAAGGTAGGTCTGGAGCAGAAAGAGCTTGTAAAGCTTAAGTATGTTACCGGTTTCGCCAAGATTTTCAAGAGCTATAAGTATAATGCGGCTATCGAAAAGGTTGTCGACGAGAGACGCGTAGCAAGAGAGACAGCCAAGAAGAAGGAGGATAAGAAATGAAAGTAAAGTCAGTTAAGCTCAGTGAAATCTTTCCTTACTATGACAACCCTCGTGACAACACGAATGCGGTTGAGCCTACCAAGGAGAGTATCAAGCGTTTTGGATTCGTTAAGCCTATCCTCGTTGATAAGGCAGGTGTAATCATTGCCGGTCACACAAGATACGTGGCTGCTTACCAGTTGGGCATGGAGTTCGTTCCTGTCGTTTACTCGAATATGGACGACGAAATGGCAAAGAAGTACCGCATCCTCGATAACAAGCTGGCAGAGAAGTCTTCTTTTGATGAAGACCAGCTTTTGGAGGAATTGCGCAACATGGAGGTTCCTACCGATATGCAAGCATTCTTCTTTGAGGATATCAACCAGATGCTCAACTTCTCACTCGACAGCATCAATCAGCAGGCAGAAGAGTATGGTGGTTTCCAGAATGACTATTCTCAGGTGGAAGAGGAGAACTTCGAGGCTCCATCCAATGAAGAGGCTGGCGAGAGTGAGGAAGCTCCTTCAGATGAGGAGGAGGAAGACCCTGCCAAGGATTTGTTCGTTCTCAAAGAGCGCGAGGACGGTTCACATTATATGAAGGTCGTTTGCCCGTATTGCGGAAATATGGAAACAATAGAAATTGAGGATTAACAGGTATGGAAGAGATTAAGATTAATGACAAGGTAATTGAGTTACCTATTGACAGCATCGTGCCTCATGACGGTTCGCACAAGACCGACGAGACGGCAGTACAGGCAATCATGCAGTCCATCAAGGATTTCGGCATCACTCAGCCTATTTCCGTTGACAAGAACAACGTGATTGTAACCGGTAACGGTGTATATAAGGCTGCTAAGGCATTGGGAATGGATAAGGTTCCCTGCATCCGTGTTGACTATCTGACTGATGAGCAGATTAAACAGTATAGAATCGCTGATGACAAGACGTCCGAGTTTGCTACTTGGAACGAGAAGAAGCTTCGCAAGGAGCTCTCCTATCTCGGTGATCCTAACAGCATTCAGTTTGCTTTCGATGAGAGCATTTCCGGTATGCTTGGACTCAACGCTAAGCCAAAGGAACAGAAGCCTGCGGCCGCACCTTCAAAGGCTGAAACTAACCATACGGCTAAGAAGATCGTAACGGAAGCCCAGAAGGACCAGAAGTTCAAGGAGGAAATGAAGGGCGTTGAGGAGAATATCCAGGTCAAGCCTTCAGAGTATTATGAGTATAATTGTTCCGCTTGCGGTAAACTAGTAAAAGTTAAGAAGCCATGACAGATGAATCATCACAGCCGAAAGTAAAGTCTTTCGTACATAGAATCCCCAATCCTGTTGGAAGACCATACAAGATTAAGTCTTCTCAGGAATTATGGGATAAGTTTGTAGCTTACTGTGATGATGTTGAAAATGACCCTTGGCAGCAAAAGACTGGTAGCAACTCCATTGCAGGCGGCAGCGGCAAATCCACAAATTCCATGAGACAAGAGGTAAGGGTTTTCAGAAGAGCCTATACCCTTGTCGGATTTTGTGCTTTCTGTGGCATCGTTCAGAAATGGGCGGATTTCAAGAGAGGTAATCTTAAGAGACCAGGCTTTGAGCAGGTGATAACACAGATTGAGAATGTCGTGATGGCCCAGCAGATTGATGGTGCCATGCTTCATCAGTTTGATTCCAGCATTGTTGCAAGGCTCAACGGATTGGCAGATAAGCATATTCAAGAAGTAACCGGCAAGGATGGCGAGGACTTCAAATTCCCTAAGCTGTCCTTGGATGATATTAAAGAATTACAGAAGATAAATGGACTTTGAGAAACAACGTTTTCTTCATAAGCAGTTAGTGGCATCGTCCCTGCTGCAATTCACTACTAAGATGTTCGCCTATACTGCTCGACGTGAGTATGTAATAGGCGAACATCACAGGATTATATGTGATGCGCTCATGGATGTGATAAGGGGAAAGACTAACAAGCTGATTATCAACATCAGCCCTCGTTACGGAAAGACCCTCTTGTGTTCACAGATGTTTATCGCATATGGTCTTGCGTTGAATCCTGCTTCAAAGTTTCTTCATATATCTTATTCCGGAAGTCTCGTCCAGGACAACTCAATGGCAGTCAAGGACACGATAACTTCCACATATTTTCAAACATTATTCCCGAATGTCAAAATCAGAAAGAACGATAATACCAGATCAAAATGGAGCACAACGGCAGGTGGTGGTGAGTATGCTACATCTACCTTGGGTCAGATCACAGGTTTTGGTGCAGGTCAGCCAGACTGGACCGAAGAAGACATAAAGAACATGGATAAGTTTATGGCTACGTTCAACCCCGGTCACTTTTCGGGAGCCATAGTTATCGATGACCCTTTACGACCGGACGATGCTTTGTCCGATAACGTCAGAGAGTCTATCAACAGACGTTTCGAGACAACCATCCGTAACCGTTTAAACTCACGTCATACGCCAATTATCATCGTCATGCAGAGGTTGCACGAGCACGACTTGTGCGGTTACCTTCAAGAGATTGAGCCGAATGAGTGGAAGGTTGTTTCCATCCCGGTAATACAGACAGACGAGGATGGAAAGGAGCGAGCCTTGTGGCCGTGGAAGCATACGCTGGAGGAGCTGTACAAAATCAAGCATGCCAGCGAGTTCGTATTCGAGACACAGTACATGCAGAACCCTACCCCTATGGAAGGTCTTATGTACCATGCCTTCAGAACATACGATGAGCTGCCGGACAGAAGGTATGCAAGAATGATTGGAAACTACACCGACTCGGCAGATACCGGTTTCGACTTCCTTTGCTCTATATGCTTCGATGCACACGATGACGGCTACTATGTTACCGATGTTCTATACACCAAGCGACCGATGGAATACACGGAACCAGCGCAAGCCAATATGGTTAAGCGCAATCAGACAGACGTGTGTTTCGTTGAAAGTAACAATGGTGGCCGCTCTTATGCCCGCAATGTCGAGCGCATAACAAGGGAACACGGAAACAGAATCACCCAGTTCGTAACGTTCACGCAATCGAAGAACAAACAGATTAGAATATTCACTCGCTCCAGCGAGGTAAACAATAAACTAGTTTTCCCTTCTAATTGGGAACAGTTGTGGCCGGAGTTCGCCCACGATATGAAATCCTACAGAAAGGAAGGATATAACGCTCACGATGATGCGCCGGACGCTTGTACGGGCATCATAGAGAAGTGCGAGGAGTGGCTTAACAATGCTACCGATGCACAGCTCAGACGTGGCGGTTTCTTGTAATTTCTTTTTTAAACCATGTTAGATAGGCGTTTGCTCGTGAGAGTAAGCGCCTTAACTGTTTGATTATCAGTGTATTATAATTTAGTATTTTTAACTAAAATAATCATTAGTATATTTGCATATATCAGAAAATTTTCGTACCTTTGCATATAGATAAAAGGTAGTAGTTTTGACTATTCAGAGCCTACCTTATAAGTTGAACCAATTAAAATTATAAAGATTATGGGTACTTTGTTAGTTACATTCTACAAGGAAATGTTTCACGGCATGGATGACAAGACCTTAGAAAAGGTTGAGTTCGAACATAAGAAGGACGTGAACAAGAGTGATTACGAGAACATGACAGATGTTTACGACATTGCGGTAAGCAGAGGCCACAACCCTAGTAAGAACATTTCAATAAAGGAGGTTTAGCTATGGACGGTATTTTTGAGACAAAGCTTCTTAAATACAAGAAGCACATCATCCAGGTTTTTGAGGATATGTTCGGTCAGAGATACGTCTATATCGATGGTCAGACACAGACTTATTCTATTAACAATGCAAAGAGAATGATTAGCCTATGTTGTCAACAGTAATATTCACGGATGGCGCCCAGAAGAATGTGGAGCCATCCAACGGGACGGATTTCTCATTGGAGGAGTTGAGAGGATTTGTTGGTGGGCACATCGAGTTGGTCCGACTCAGCAAGTCGCAGGTGATGGTAGTTAATGAGGAAGGCAAGGTTTACGACCTTCCTCAGAGCGAGAACGCAACGATGCTTGTGAACATAGCAGGCATCAGAGACGTAATAGTAGGTAATGTATTAGTTTGTGACATCAATAAAATCAAGTAATATGGATAAGAATGATTTGATGAAGTACCTCGTAGAAGAGGCAGAGTATAGTGAGAGTGAAGTAGCCGAAATGACTAACACGGAGTTGCTGGATCATTGGCTGGAGTACAACGGAATTTGCGGTTACACAGAGGACATCAAAGAAGTTATTGAGGCTGCTTTTGATGTAGATTTGGAGGACTAGCCATGTACAAAGAGAATATAGGAACTGACAGATATGGGCGCACGATGCGCCTATATCACTCCTGCAACACGGTCTATTGCGACCATGTCAAGAACGATAAGGTTGTCAGGACAAGTCAGATTAAGGTAGATAATGATATCATCTTAATGTTCAGTGCTTCGCATACGAGCGGAGCCTACATTTACGATGAGATTCACAGAAGATACGGGAAATGGCTATGAAAAAAAATATCACCATTGAAGTAGAAAGCTCTAGTGTAGAGTGCTACAGTAGCTTCTATACGGACCTGGAGTCTTTCGTCACGCACAGAGTGAATGGTACTCCATTGAGAATTAAAATAACCTCAGATATTAAGTAGCGTATGAAACCAATGTTAGCAACAAGATATTATCCGTCACAGACGAAGTTTCCTTGCTTCGCCCAGCCTAAGTATGACGGAGTTCGTTGCATCCTTCATGAAGGAGAAGACGGTGAGATTCACCTCACATCGAGAGGCGGTAAGGAATACGATGTTCCTCAGATTAAGGCTTGGGGGGAGAAACACCGCAGTATGCTTCCTTTGGATGGGGAGATATACAACCACCAGGAATTGACCTTCCAGCAGATATGTTCTGCCGTAAAGTGCCGTTCTGCTATGACTGACAAGCTACGTATGGTTATCTACGATGCACAGATTCCGGGAAGCTTTTCTGCCAGATGGAAAGTTCTGCAGGAGGAGTTTGCTTCCATTGATCCAAATGGACCGGTGTACCTTACGCAGACTTTCGTTGCCCATTCAGAGAAGGACATCAAGCGATGGCACAAGATATTCGTTTCCACCGGTTACGAGGGTGCCATTATCAGAAATGCAGATGGAATCTATACCGAGGGCAGAAGCAATGACCTTATGAAGCTGAAATCGTTCGACACGACGGAGTTCAAGGTGGTCGATGTTTTGGAAGCGGAGGGCAATGATGCAGGTACCGCGATATTCAAACTGAAGTGTGGAGAGTACGAGTTCTGTGCCCGTCCGATAGGTTCAAGGTCACTCAGAGCCCAATATTTAGCCGATAAGGACGAGTTGATAGGTATGGCGGCGACTGTTCAGCATCAAGGTTATTCTGACGCTGGAGTGCCGAGATTCCCGGTATTGTTGAACATTAGGGATTACGAGTAATGGCAGCATTAAATATTAACGAGTATTACGGCTGCTTCTCTTGCGAGGCTGCTGACGAGCACGGAAATGGTTGCAGGCACGGTCTGCTGTTCCCGGTACTGCTTGCGATGGGAAACAAGAGAAGCTGCCCAAACTATAAATTCAAGAAGAAATAACTATGGAGTTAGAGGTTAAGCTAAAAAGAAAGTATGAGTCTAAGACAGAAACTTTAGTCCTGATTAATTACAAAAGAGACTTGCGAAGATGTGTCAACATAACTTATCAAAGAGATTGGGATTGTGAAAAGCTTGATGTGTTCATTCAGAACTTTCACGACGTGAACGTTAGAAAGCCTTTATATGTGTCGGAATGGAGTTCTTTGCTTATGAAAAACAGACTGGAGGAAATTAAGAAACTAGGCTATCGTGTTATTGCTATAAATCAGTTACATGGCTATATAGTAAGAAAGGATGGAAAGTTTCTATCCTATCAGCTTGCAAAATACACATCAGAGGGAGGAATAAGTCTCACATATAAATACGTGCCATCTCGAACACATGGAAGTGGTGCTATACAAGGTGGTGAGAGTGGCTATAATTTTGGATTCACCGAGTTTAGTAAAGAAATGCTGAACGATATGATGGACCACCCGAAGCTTTACGGTAAGGTCGAGCACTACAAAGACTTCAATGAGTACCGCCAGCTGAATGCTGGGTTAACAAAGTCACTCAAAAAATAATCTGATTTTTTTTGGTTCAACACAATAAAGTACCATATGATGCGTTATTAATCTGATAGACGGATTATTAACTAAAGCTTAGCTACCGGCATGACGGGCGCATCATATGGGAATAAAAAAAATACTTTTTTCCTTTGTTATTTCTTTGTTCTGTGTATCCGTTAATGCGCAGGATATTAAATTAGTTCTAAATGATAGTTGTGATTTCGTATCTCAAGACGGGAAGTCCTATATAGTTTTAGAATACCCTGGCAAAACTGCCCATGAGATATATGAGGGAATCTTGACTAATGTTGTAAAATGTTTTAATGATGCTAAGAATGTAACAAATACTGTTCCAGATAGAGCTATAAGCGTTCGTGCTTATTCTGATAATTTAATAGAATATTGTTGGTGGAAAGAACCAAAGAAATTCACTTTTGGGAAAGCTGCATTAGCTTATGTTACAGCAGGAATTAGCTTGGCTGTGGATGCCATTGATAGCGGTTGCTTTTATAATGGAGATTTTTCAGTGTCAGGTTTTTATAAAATCGATATTGAAATAAAGGATGGAAAGGCTAAAGTCAATACACCTTTAATGGATGGAATATCGTCAGTCATAGATCGAGATGGAAACAAAAAAATATCAATTTCTAGTTTTAGTTTCAAAGAGGCTGTTCGTATCAATAGAGACAAATCAGTAGCGACACGTGACAAACAAAAAAATAAAGCTAAAGAGGCGAATTTGAAAAAAGAAAAATATCTCAAAGAGGCCGTTGATAGGATAGAGAGAACCCTTAACGCAATCACAAAATTGCAAGATACAGACTGGTAACCACCTGATTCATAGAAAGTTAAATTCGTAATTTAGGTTAAAAGATTTGGTAATCTGACAAAATTTTCGTACCTTTGCATATAGGATAAAGGTAGTAATTTTGTCTAAGAGCCTACTAAATAGGGCAACTGCAATGTTACGACCTGCCGAAGCTGGGACGCTAGCCGAGGTGATTCTGAGGGCGTAATGAGCGGCTGCCCTTCTTTATTAAATGAGCTCGATGGTTGCTTAAACAGAATCTTATGGCAACAAACGCAGACATGAGCTTGAAAGAGTTCGCAAAGGAAATGCTGGTCGAAGTTAAAAAGGATCAGGAGTGTTTAACAAGACAGAAGGAAATCATGGGTGATCTCCAGGAGAGAATCGATGAGTGCTTCAAGAGAGTGCAGAAGTGCGACATGACAAAGGGTGTTTACTCCACTACGCAGATGGCGAAGGAGTTGGGCATGAGCAGCGCACAGAAGTTGTACGAAGAGCTGAAGGAGGTTGGCCTTGCATTCAACCGGGGCTATGAGTGGATGCTGACAAGTCCCTACTCCACCTATCAGCTAACTGAGGTGACTACCCACGTCATCAAGGGCAAGTATACAAGAAGACCTCTTTGGACGGAGCGAGGCAGACGCTGGCTTCTCGCATTAAAGGAGAAGAACATCATCTGCAACCTGCCGAAGCCGAGAGTGCCGAAGGCTGTTGAGAAGTGTATTGCTTCTCAGTCCGGCGAGAAGAAGAAAGAGGTCAAGGTTGAGACGCCAACACCGCTGATGAAGAAAGCCGAGACGCTTAAGGATGAAATCAACTGCCTTTTGAGTCTCATCACAGAGGTCGGAAAGGGAGAGACGATGCTCCTTATGGGAGACATTATGACAATCTCCACCACCATCAGTGAGCACGTGAGCACATTGGCTTTCGAGGCTTACAAGACATTAAATGCGCCAGCGAGGGCTTGAACCAATTAAATTTCCAAGAAAAGATTTGGATTTTCCAAAATAAAATATTACCTTTGCAGCGGTAAAGGAGAAAGATAAATAGGGATTGGATAGACCTCTCACACGTCGGTCTTCGGATGCAGACTTCGGGAGGGTTTCCAATCCCTTGTTTTTTAGTTTAGTAATCTCATAGTATAAAGGATATTTTCACTTGTAAGTTTAGCCTTACATTCTATTCGTTTTCCTTGATAAGTAGCATGGAATACTTTGAACTGAAAATCATGATGGTTACCTTCCTCAATCCTGTCAAATGTTGCTGTAGGAAACCATTCGTTTACATCGGCTGCAATTTGTATTGTTTCGCTAAGTCTTCTATTTCTAATATTCTTTGCCATCGTTTCAGAAAAGAAATTTCGTCCTACCACAAATTCCTCATTATTATTATTGAGATAAAGCCTTCTAGCCGTTTGACCGTCTGGTAGCTCTACCTCTCTAAATTTTGTTTGCATTGTCTCATTAATGAATTCTCGAAGTCTTGCCCTCACCTCTGGTGAGTTCTGTGCAGCTATTCGAACTTGCCTTTGTGACCTTTCAGAGCGAGCGTATTGGGTGATATAGGATGATTGCTTCACCTTATCTTTATTATCATTTACCCAATTTGTGAAGTTCTTAGGCATAGCATTGCTTGGCTGTTTACCGCTCCAATACTCCTTTTCACTCATTATTACCGGGATGGCATAGCACATACAATTCACGTGCCAACCAACCCAAGGAAAATAACTCGGATAGACACCTGCAAGCAAATCACACATATCGTGCTTATGACTTGGGTTGTTGGTTGTCTTTATCTCCTTGCCTTTAATGTAGTCCATCCTTGCCCATCTTTCCTGCTCGGCAGAACGGTAGGCCATGTTTATCTCGTTACGTGCCAGGCGAACGCTTCTGTACTCGCAGTTCTGAATGGTTATGGCTTTGCCGTATTTCTTCTTATAGGCTTTGGCAAGTGACGGATAATCATTAAGGTACTTGCTGACCTTCTTGCTGAGTTTAACAGCACTCATACCCTTCTCTATGCCGACAGACAGAGATTTCTCCAGAGCCTCCTTTACATCAGCTCTCTGGTTCCATATTCTTTCTGAAAGACCGAGACCTTTAATCTTTCTCTCTATGAAAGCCTTCTTTGCCGCGTTGTTGTGCTCAAAGTAAGCTTTCTGCTTTGCGTCCGCTATCTTCCTAGTAAAGGTACCGATTACCCTTTTGGCAAGTAGGTCCTGCAGCGTGTTACTGTTCTTCCATTCGTCCGATATTCCATCATAGACCAATGCCTGCATATTGTTTGAATAGTAATCCAGCAAGGCATTCACCTTTCTTTCTGTTCTAGGGTAATCATCAAAAGAGAACTCGCCATCCCCATCGAAGTCGGTGGAGGTGGCGATTTTAGCGGACTCCTTGGCAAGAGTCTCATAGATGGAAATGATTTTCCTGGTATAAGCGTTCAGTCTCTTGCCAAGGTCTTTATATGCCTTTTTCTGATTAGGCAGTTTTGGCTTTTTCATACAATTTCATTTTAAAGTGTTTGCAGCAATCCCAGTTGAGAAGAACGCTCCATTCTTGATATGGGCATTTGGCTAGGATAGGCTGACCTTTAAGGCTCATACTATGAAAGTCAGTAGCATGAGCACATTCACGGCAAAAGTGCAGTTTCTCTTCTTCCTTCTTCTTTCTCATGGCTATTCCTCCGAGAATAAGTTAGGCATAGAAGCTGCTGTTCTTGTGGCCTCTACTTCCTCTTCTCCTTGAATCTCGTTGAAAGTTTTGTCAGGATCATCGGAAAGACCGGCACGCTGAATAGATTCCTTCTGGCTGACGAGAGGCTTGTTGCCGTTAGCCTTAAGCCATTTGTCAATCTGGGTATTCTCATCCTCCTGGATGAATGGAGTGATGATGTGCTCTACAGTAATCTCATCCATTCTAGCTGCCCACTTCGTGTTCATCTTGGAAAGGAACGCCTTTATGACGTTGGCCTCTCTCTCAAAGCCTTCAATCCAGGCACCAGTCTCCTCTCCTATCTTAAGATGAGCATCCATGAGGAGTGTCTTTCTTGAATCATAGCCGATATTGCCAAGGCTCTTCATATTCTCGAAACTGATGTCCGGCATCTGAGACTGCATGAAGAAAAGCTTGACGAGAGTGTCAACGTGATACTTAAGAGCCTCGATAGCCTGCTGCCAAGACACGTAGCTAACATCGCCGTCTTCGCTGACTCTATACACCCTCTTGCTCTCTCCCTTTCGCTCCATCCCAACGATGGCACCGGCAATCTTCAAGACAGGAGCGGAATTGTATGCCACAACATCGCTGTTTCGGGAAATGGTGTACTCGATATTCTCACGGATAGGTTTCAATCCTTCCCAGCATGGCTTGTGCCGGTACCAGAAAACGGCTGGAATCTTGTCGATAGAAATCTCATTATCATCCACCAAATTCCATCCGGACTCTTCATCGTCTGAAGACAGGTCCCACTTGTAATGATGGTCTGCGGTATAGGTCTCGAAGAAGGTGTGCTCTGTGTCAGTAACCTTACGCTTATACTCGAATGACAGAGCAAGCAAGTCATCATACTCATCAAAGTAAGGATAGATGTCAACTCCGTCCATTGGAGAGAATGTCTTACATTTCAGTTTGTACTGACTATCGAAGCCGTAGAGCTTGTTAGGCTTCTTCTGCGTGTACCAAAGTGTGAACATCTGGCAAGAGGCGTAATAGCACTTTGCTCTGTGCATGTTCACGGCATCAATGTGTGCACAGGTGTAGATTTTCTCGATTGCACGCACAATCGTCTTCAGTTCCTCGTCAGCCTGATCATACGTATATACGCGCTTGACCGGTATAGCCATTGTGAACTCAGAGATTCTTCGTGTAAGAAGCTTCTCCAATCCGATAGGCAATCTAGCTGCCTTTTCTACAATTCCGTCATCAAGCGTTCTGTCCTGTCTGCCTACGTGGTCGTTTACGATTTCATGGAGCATAGGCTCATACTCAGATAACAGGGTACTCCAAAGTGGAATATCCAACACGCGTTGTTTCAGCTCTCCTATGATGCTGCCAACGTCATTTCTTTTAAAAAGTTCATTAAAATCTATCATAATCTTCGAAGTTTTGATTTGGCAAAATTACGGATATATCCGCATATATTTAATGATTTTAGTATTTTTAACTAAAATAATCATTAGTATATTTGCATATATCAGAAAATTTTCGTACCTTTGCATATAGATAAAAGGTAGTAGTTTTGACTATTCAGAGCCTACCTTACAAGTTGAACCAATTAAAATTATTAAAATTATGAATAATTCAGTCGAGACAAAGAAGGAAGAGGTTAGAAAGAACATTAAGAATGCGTTCGAGTCAGCCACAAAGAAAATCAGAGACATTATTTCTGTTTGTCCTGATTGGGAGGTAGAGGGTATTGACGTAGGCTACAAGTCACTTATCGCTCATTTGAATTTGAAAGGAGTAGGAAGAGACATGATGGTGATTCGCTACCAAGCAAAGGTAGGTAACTTCCAGGAAGAGTCATTTAACACCAATGTAGCAAGCTTCGGCAGCTTTGATCTTCTGGAAACAAACGAAAACCTTAAGTACTATACAGCAGTTGGAGACATCCTCAATCATAAAGACATGCTTTCTCTTTTGAAAGAGACAATGGTTTTCTTTGCAAATAAAATTGCAGAGCTACGTAAGGAGTACGATAAGTTAGATAAGGAGGATTAGTTATGACAAAGCAAGAAGAAATCGATATTCTACAGTCCTTGAAGGGCGATACCTATTTCGCTCAGTTCTTCGGTAGCAAGGACATTGACCAGATGTGTCAGAACATCAATAATGACTTCGCTATTGAGGGAGGATGCGGATTTAGTCAGAAAGCAGAAACTTTAGAGCGAATTAACGCAGACCTCAAAAAGGAGTTTCAGCAGAAAATCCATGATTTGGGAATGGAGCTTATCAAGATTCTAGACAAGGGATTTGATGAGGATGCCATCTACCAGTTGGTTGAAGGCGAGGTCGGAATTGATGCTATCATCAAGTTCAAGCGTAAGAACAATCTGGATATTACAGATAAGGAGTTAGATTATATGATATCAAAACTTCCATGATTATGAAGCATATATGTAGTAATTGTATAGCTTCCGAGATATGCTATAGTGAAGGCAAGAAGCCTAATGACACTTGCCTTCACTGGGAATGGAGATATGCAGGTTTATGGTTTGACAATTAAAAGTAAGACAATGGGAAAAGAGAAAGTTACAGTAAACGATTTGAAGGTTACACTCTCAGAGCTTGGTGTAACATCAGGCTTGAAGCAGGAAAAAATTATCCAACGCCTGCAGGTCAATGGCTGCTTGATTGCAATGGTAACAGATGTATTGGATCAGCTCATCAAGGATGAACAGGGCATGTTTAGGATGTTAAGCGTTCAGTACAAGCAAGAGCAGAAGATGCACTACACTCAGATGCAGGATGCAGCCAAAAAGTACTACTTCCATTTGAAACCCTTTAATAAGAGTTTCTTCGGTGACGAGAATATTTGCGCCAACCTGGAGGATAACGCAAATGATATCTATGAAATCATCAAGCTTCTTGCGGACTACACTAACGACCACAAGGATATGGAAGTGATTAAGAGAAACCTCAGAAAGAGAAAGTTGAACCATCATATTTTCGATTAAGATTATGGCAGATTATAAAGTTGAAGTAGATTTATCGGACTTGTTCGATGATATGACCATCAGCGAACAAAAGAGCTTTTTAGTAGAAAAGTTCTGCTCATTACCAATAGGCTCGATGGAAGAAGTGGTTGGCGAAATGTTGGAGAACCTTAATGGCGATCAGACAGCCAAAGTTATAGAAGACGCTTTTGATAACTTGCATGAGCAAGCTCAAGAGCATGTTATCAACTATGTGAACGAATAAGGCTATGATGTCGGATAAACAATATAGAGTTGCTCGCAAGGGTGTTGTCGAGCAACTTAAATTAGCTCAGAGACTTCATTGCAAGCACATGGAGCAGAAGTATAAAGAGGCTTTGGAGAAGTTAGAGAAACGCTTCTTAAAGCCGGATGCCGTGGGCTGCTTCGATTTGGGCGCAAGGGTATCAAATAGTTATTATCATCTTTAAATGGTTTAGATTATGAAAATGGCAAAACATATTATTATAGATATAGAAACATTAGGTAGAAGAAATGATGCTGCTATTACTCAAATCGGCATAGTACCAGCAGATGAAAATTTCGATGTATTAGATCGTTATCTGATACAAGCAGAACCTAAAACTTGGAACACTTGTGAAAGGACATTCACTGGAGAAACTTTACTCTGGTGGATTCAGCAAAAGAACAGTCCAGAAAGTAATAAGCCTACTCATATTGTCCATAGCTACAAATATTTAGTAGATAAGCTATATCAAATCTTTAATAGATACAATACAGAAGACACTATAGTGTGGACTAAAGGGGCAATGGACCTGTTTTGCATTAAAGACATATGTGAGTATCTTAATATGGAAGCTCCCTGGAAGTTTTGGCAACCTAGAGACATCAGAACCGCAAAGGAGTTCATTAAAGAGTGGAAGACCTTTGAGAATAATAATCATAACGCTCTCGATGATGCTTTGAATCAGTTGAGAGAGTTGAAAGCTAACTTAATTGAAAGATAGATGGGTACAAAAGTAGAAGTAAGAACTATTCCTTTGCATGGATTGTTCATCCATCGTAAACAAGTTTGGCGGTCACTCGGTAAGCTGAGAGCTGAAAGCCATTCTACGTCAGCGCAAAAGGTGTTTATGAATGAGCATAATACTGAGGTATCAACTGAGAATGCTGATTTCGTTGATGGCTTGAAAGTCACTCCTTATGATGGTGAGCTGCCAAAAATATCAAAAAACGTTGGTAGTATGAGTTACTACCAGTATTGTTTAACGCAAAAATTGGTTTAGTTATGGAAACTGAGATTAATATAGTGGAAATCCTAAAGGATAAGCCAGCAAATACGAAGCTATATTCTCCTTTGTTTAGTGAAGTATTTTTTTCGCATGTAAGTGGCGGTTATATAGCTGTGGAACATCATGGAGGTACATCACTATTCTTAAGTAGTGGCAGATTCTATGATTACGATGGAGCAGAGCCGTTATTATTCCCTTCAAAGGAAATGCGTGACTGGCGCAAATTCGCATGGAAGAAGGGCGATGTGCTGGTTAATAAAGATGGGGATGTACATATTATATTTGAAAGATTTGTTGATGATACATATTGCTCTTTCGTAGGGAAATATTATCTTTGGAAAGAGAATAATGATACAGAACAGTTCTATGAAAAAGAACGATTACTAACTTCTGATTTCAACAAAGCAAACAAAGAAGAAGCTCAGACCTACATCAACACCATCGAAGAAAAATTGGGTAGTAAACTCAATCGTGAAACCTTTGAGATTGAGAAAACCCAGCCAGAGTTTAAGGATGGGGACATTGTTTGTATCTCGGGCATGGGGTATCTTGCTTATGGTATAGTCAAAAGCATTGATTATTCTTCAAAGAAGCTAGAATACTATGTGTTAAATGATATGAGCACCTTAAAATTTGAAGATTGGTTATCATTTGAAGACAAGCAGATACAGCCTATCACAGAGACTCAACAAATAATTCTCTTTGACACTCTCGCAAAGAGAGGCAAGGCTTGGGATGCTGAGAAGAAAGCTATTGTGGGCTTGAAGCCAAAGTTTGATGAGCTGAAACCATTTGATAAGGTGTTGGTTAGAGATAGTGAATCAGATAAGTGGCGTGCAAATTTGTTTGGTTATATAGACAAAGATGAATATTATCATTGCGTTTATGCTAATTGGGTATATTGCATTCCTTATGCTGGTAATGAGCATTTGTTAGGCACAACTAAAGACGTGGAGGGCTAGGTATGAAAGAGCTTAAAGTTTGCGAAAGAGTTGTCTTGGGTATCGTTGTTACTGAGACTATAACTTGTGCGGGTTGCTTCTTTGAAAGTAAGGGTGCTTGTGAAGTTTGGAGAAAATATCCATGCGAAAGTAAACAACGCTCAGACCATAAGAATGTAATCTTTAAAGAAGTAAAGGAGTAAAGCGTATGAACAAATTAGAATATATACCAGGAGATATAGTAAAAATTGAATATGGAGAAGCTACTGGAAAAATAGGTTTCGTAACAATTACTTTTTTAAGAAGAAAAGGTTGCTATAGTCTTGTTGTATTTATTGGTAAAGGGTTTCAAGGTTCTTCTAAAGACGATTGGATTCAAACTTATAATGATGAGGTATCTCCGATTCCTCTCACTCCTGATATTCTCGAGAAGAATGGGTGGAGAACACAAAACAGATGGTACTATTACTTAGATGTAGCAGAAGGGTTTATTTCTTATATTGGGATAGACTTTAAGCATAAATCTAATAAAGGTCATCTATATGTAGAGGTTGATGGAAATAATATGGTAGAAATACAATACTGCCACGAACCCCAGCACCTTCTCTTTGGTCTAGGACTAAAACACGAAATGGATGTGTAGGTATGAATATAATTACGTTTGGTAAATATAAAGGTATGCCAGTTACAAGGGTTCTTAGAATTGACCCAAGTTACTTTGGATGGTGCAAGAATAATGTACGTTGGTTCAAATTCTCTAAAAGAGACTACGAAATATACTTGGAATGGTTATCGTTACAGCAAAATCATTTGCAATTCACAGGATATTCTGATGATATGGGTAATATTAGATTCCTTTTTAGAAAAGTGGAAGAAGGCAAGTTTAATGCTTACTCTGATACGGAATATCTTACAAAAGAAACGTGTGGTGAATATCTAAAAAGTACAAAAGAACATTATTTTAGCAAACATGTTTAACCGCCATCTGGCATAAAAGATATAATAGAATGCTTATAAGTGAATTTATTCAACAGCTTCAAGATGTTTACGATGAAGAGGGTGATATGGAAATTGCCATCAAGATAGATGATAACGACTTGGGTTCTGAACCTATTGTTGTGAAATCTACTGTTTATGAACAACTTTATATAGTTAAATCCTAACCGCCTTTGAGACATAAATAGAAGTAATATGAAACATAAGTTTACGGTTGTCATTGAATCTAATGATGATTCAGAGGACAGAGAAGTAGTTAAGGATTGCCTGCAAGACTGGCTTGAAATGAATTGTGGGCAAGAAAAGGACTTTGGCGGCTATCCAGATTGGAAGTCAGCAGAAGTTGAGTAACTAACCGCCCTCTCCTTGGCGACAAGGAGAGGGTAAAAAGAAGAGAATATGGCAGAGATTATTTACTTTGGAACAAATGGGTGTTCCGGTCATTATCCTATCGGCATCGACAAAGTGCTGACCTCGGCAGAGTATGAGATATGGCGCGAATGCGATAATGAAACTTGGATAAATAATATCCGAAAGAATCCTGGTCGCCACGTTATCGAGCATCACGGAGAGGTTTATACTAATTATGGTGTTCCTTTCTCTGTAGATGATGAAAGAGGAGGCTCACATACCGAACTATTTTGGAAAGGCATTCATACGAAAGAAGAAATCGTCAACTTGATAAAGAATAATCAGTTTTTGGCAAGGCAATTCAAAATGGATGAGGCAATTAAAGATGTGGCAACAGTTTGTGGTGTCAGGTACGAAGATATTAAATCTGCGATAAACATGACACAAGTATTCGCAGGTGGTAAAAAAAAAGAGAATATGATTAGATTTGAATATCGAACCTATTGTAACGTAAGATAATAAAGTGGAGGAATAGTTATGGATAAAAACGTTTGTGATAATACATTAGTCTTTGGTAGCTGCCATGCTAGAAGTTGTATTGAAGTACCCTCTTTGACGGCTGGAAAGGCGAAATGGAAGGCTTTCTACAAAAAGTTCCCTTGGTTAAAAGGTCAACCTTTCTATCTTAGACGTTCATGCTTTTGGGACGGAGGTGAAAGAAATTTGAAGTCGGTAAAAATAAAACTTAAAAAGATATAGTTATGGCATGGGTAGCTGTTGATATGTTTGGTTGCGAACGTGTCTATGAGCAAAAACCTAGAAGGTTTGTTAATTGTGTGTGGGTTCCAACACGATGTAGTTATGCAGATAGATTAAATGACTTTGTTACAATCCCAAATGGCAGCATTAAGAAGCTCATCGGAAGAGAGTTGTCTTGGAAAGATGAGCCAGTAGAACTTAAAGAAGAATAGCTTATGTATAGACCGATTACAATGTATCAGATTGTTTGCGATAGATGCGGAGGAGTATTTGGCGGTACAGATACTTGCTCTGCACTATTCAGCAACAAAGAAGTCGATATAGGTGACTACTCTGATTGGGAAATGATAGATGGTAAACACTATTGTCCCGATTGTTATGAGGTGGAGGTCATTGATGGAGTGTATAATGTTAAAGCAAAATAGTTATGGCAACATATAGAATAGTAGATATGTATCGTAAAAGCAAGGCTGTTAAAGGCATACATTACGATTCTCAGGATAATCCAATCCTTGCTTATCGTGTAGATAAAAGACATTCATTGCTCTTTGGGCTTATCCATTATTGGGACTATGGCGCATATAGCCTTTGCCCAACGTATTTGTTTTCTTCTATCGGTAAAGCAAAAGAAGCTATATTGAAGGTAGATAAAAGTAAAAGAATAACAATTTTATACGAATAGCTTATGAAAACAGAGAATATAAAGTTTAAGGCTAAAGAACTTGGAACAGGAAAATGGAAAGAAGGTTTTCTTCAAAGAGACATGGATTACAACCTATGTATTCTTATTGCTAATAAAGAAGACCATTCTTGGTATTGGACTCAAATTGACCCTTCTACCGTCTGCCAGTTCACAGGGTTGAAAGATAGTGAGGGAAAGGAGATTTGGGAAGGTGATATAGTGCATGACAGTTATGACCTTTTGTGTATAGACAATCTCTATGAGGTAGTTTATATTGAAGAAGAAGGAACGTTTGCCTTCAAGAGTTTAGATAAAGTTGACAATTACGAGCCGTTTGTTAATTTATTTGAAGTTTATGTTGTCGGCAACAAATTCGATAAGTAGTATGGAGAAACGAATAATTTTAGACGAACAAGATATTAACGAATTTCACGAGGATGCAGCGATTCTACGCTGGATATACGACTTGATGACGAAAGAGTATCTTATAAGTGAGCATTCCAAAAACATGCCCCGCTTCTTTAGAATAATTAACAAATTAAAGCAATTATAGCGTATGAAAAGTATATTCTCTATGTTTGCTTATTGGGATAGAGTACATCAATTCCCAGACGGACATATTAAAGTAGAAAATAATTTAGCGTGGTGGAGAAAACATATGCATTTTCGCAGTAGTAATAAAAAAATACCTTTTTAGCGTATGAAAAAAGAAACAAGAAATGTAGTAGTTCTCGATTGGGAGGATAAAATTAAGCTACAACAATTTATCAAGGATTTGGAACAAATCTATGAGACTTATAAAAGTCCTTGCAAGGAACTTACATGTATCGGTAATACACTTTACTATCTCAAAACGATTGAGGAAGGAATTAGCGTATGAAGAATAAGATATTAGACTTAATCAAATCAGCCGTTTTGCTCGTTTTGATTTTCATTATAGGCGTAATAGGTTTTAGAGTTTCTTTCAGCTTAGGAACTCAACACGAAAAAGAAGAGTTTAATATAAAAATATTCACCAAGAAAGGGCATGACTATCTGATAGTAGACACGAAACACGGAGTTTGTGTTATTCACGCCGAGAGCTGCCCTTGTAATAAAAAGAAGTAGCCTATGAAGATTAGACAAGCCAAGAAGATAATGAAGCGTTGCTACGGAAGTCCTCGCTATATAAGGATGATATTGGATGGTTTGAATGTATCGAAAAAACTGCCTAAGATTAAGCAATACTGGGAGCCTAGATTGGCTTTGTATTATGCTAGCAAAGGTGGTGGCTATGGCAGAGTTGACCATCGTATCGTAAAGGCTGAAAAGATTTCTGCAAGATATTCTCGCAAGCTAATGAATCACCTTATCAGGTGGGCTGGCAAAACTCCTTTCGAGATTAGAGATATACTAAGCAGTGCAAATAAACTAAAAAGATATGACTTATGATAAAAGAAAGATATTATTACGCAGTAGCCGCCTTCCTACGTAAGGATGGCAAATTAGCCTATACCTCAGTTACGAGCTCCGTTAAAGGGGAAGAGGAGGATATTAAGTTCTATCCTCTAATGAACCTCATCACTGACGTCGAAGAGCGATTCAAGGATGATATGGTTTGTGGTACAACTATCATACATGGCGTTACTGAGATTAGTAAAGAGGACTATGAAGCCTATAACGAACGCATAGCTAAGATAAATAAGAAGGAGGGTTAGCACATGACTTTTTTGAATATTACCGTAGGTGAGAAGGAGTTTGATGAAATCAAAGAAGGCAAGGTAGGACTAGTATGTTTACCTTGCACTCCACTTTGGTGTCATACATTAGTCGATGGTGTAAAGAGGGAGGAAAGATTAGACCAATTAACGGCTAGATTAGATAGTAATGGCAAACCTCATATTCAGTATGGAAATTCTGTTGACCATTACTTTAAGAAAGTTGATTATGTTCAGCTTTCCTGTAAGGTTGGTTCTCAAATAAGAGTTCTCGTTAAGGATTGCGCAGGTTTCAGTATTGAGACTACTCAAACGAAAAAGGACAATGGCTTTGTCGAGTTTAAGCCAAAAAACTTTGTTGTTCATCTAAAATAAACAAAATATGATTATGAAACAAGAAATGCAAAAATCAATCTTAAAGATTCAAACAGCAGTCGAAACTCTGACAAGACAGAAAGTTATCGATAAAAATGTGTATGATTTTGTCCATTTAGAAATCAAATCTCTTTCGGAAAGTGTGGAGAATATAGAGGAAGTAAATAACCTAGATGAAACACTCCTTACCTTCACAGATAAGGAGGAGTATGTAAACCAACATATCAACCTTGCTGATACATCTGTACTTTGCAAAGAGTTGAATAGAAGAAAAGACATTGGTGACGATTTCTTTGTAGTAGCAACAGAGGGAAAATAAGTTAGCTTATGGAAAGATTAACTAAAGTAATGGACAAGTATTTATCAGAAGCAAAGAAGAAGGTTCTTACCCTCGCAGTCAGCAAGGAATGGTTCGATATGATAGTGTCGGGCGAAAAGAATGAGGAGTATCGGGTGATTAAAGGTTTTTGGATGAGTCGTCTTCTCCTTATCAAGGATGAGGAATTCAAAGATTTCGATAAGTACGATAAGCTTCATATCGGTAAGACATTTGAGATGCTTATAGACACCAATACTATCAAGGAGAAACTGAATAATGGTACAATGAAGTTCGTACCATTCACTCACGTTCTCTTCAAGAACGGCTACTATGACGATAGCCCAAAGGTAGAGAAGGAGATTGAGAGTATCATCATCGGTAAGCCAAAGAAAGGCTTATGCCCTGATAAATGGCTTGATACAGAGTTTTTTATCATTAAATTCAAGTGATATGAATTACATACAATGTGATGAATGTAAATATAGATTAGTCTGTAACGGAGAGCCACTTACTAGTGGAAGTACAGGAAGTTGCGACCATCGTGTTATCAGCAATACTCCTATATTTCCAAAGATTAAAACACCACCAGATGAAAGATACGCTGACATTTGGAATTGGTAAATATTCATAAATTAAGTTTAAGGGATATGTTTATTCTAACGGAACAAGAAATACTAGATGCCATCAAGAATTGTCATGATGTAGATTTAGAGATGGCTCTTATTCGTATGTTGATGCCTCCTGCGCCTATAGTTAAACATCGGCATTGTTGTCCAGAATGTAATGGAGTAGGAAACAAGACGTGCGGTATTTGTCATGGGATGGGTGTTGTATACTTAGATTGGTAAAAAACATTAAATAGAAATGATATGGTAGCAATTAAAGTATCTTCCGAGAGCATCCAAGAATTATGGAAATGCCCGGACGTTTTAGAGTTAGTAAAGACTGTCAGCGGAGACTGCACTAAACAGACATTGATAGTTAGGTTGAGAAATCGAGAGTTCTATGTTCCCGACGGATTCTATCTTGTAAAAGATGAGAATGGTCGTTGGAGTACACTTAGTCCATCGTTGTACGAGCTAATAAAAGACAAGGTTCATGGCGAGAAGTGAGGAGGATATCCGGGAATACCATAGAAGGTACTACCAGGAACATAAGGAACATTTATTGGCAAGAATGGAAGTCTATCGCAAAGAGAATGCCGAAAGGATTGCCGCAAACAGAAGATATAACAGAAAGAGAAAGAAAGCCTTGGGCGGCTTAATGAACCCAAATATTAAATAATGAGTAGAGGAAAACATTTTAGCGCAGAAGAGATTGAGTTCATCAAGGTTAACGCTTTGGTGATGACGACAACGGAGATTGCAAAGCAGCTCAATCGTAATTATTGGGCCATCCATCGTAAGATGAAGGAAATGGGTATTAGCAAGAGCCACGTGTTTACTGCTGACGAGGATTTCATCATTCGCAGAATGTATGGCAAGTACCCGGTAAAAGCCATTGCTACCAAGATTGGCGTGGATGAGAACGCTATTTACAACCGTTGCAAGAAGCTTAAGCTAACGAAAGGAGGTGCGCAATGATTGTCATAGTTACCGCTATGGATAAGGAATACGACCTTATCAGCGAATGGATTACAAAGAATTGGCTTGATTACAAAAATGTTCAAAACATAGCTTTAATCAAGTCTGGTATTGGCAAGGTTAATGCGGCGTCTTGCTTAACAGAATTCCTTTCGTCGGATACGTCCAGAAAAGTTACAAGAGTTATATCGGTAGGATGCGCCGGTGCTGCTGTTGCAGGATTGAAACCTGGTAATGTCGTGATTGGCAATTCGTACTGCTACCACGATGTATATTGCGGCGAACCGAATGCCAATGGACAAGTTCAAGGTATGCCGGCAGTCTTTCCTTCTGATTTCTCATGGATTGATATGGATGAAAGATTCCGATTAGGAACCATAGCTACGGGAGATAAGTTTGTCACTACGAGAGAGCAGGTATTGGCGATTAAGGATTTCCTTCCTAATTCGTATAACGTATGCGCCATCGATATGGAGTCTGCTGCCCTTGCGCAAGTATGCTACAAGAAAGGGATTGGTTTTACGTCCATTCGAGTTATTAGCGATAATCCCCTGGAGCCGAACCGGACCGAACAGTATGCAGGTTTTTGGGATAGTCTTGCCGAAAAGGCATTTAGTGTTGTTTGTAAATTATTAGAGAATGATACCAAGTTTTAACGTTGATCATACGAAACTGAAGCCAGGTCTTTATGTTTCAAGAGTAGATAAATGGGGATTGGAGACTGCTACAACATTCGATATTCGTGTGTGCAAGCCAAATAAGGATATGATGTCACCAGCTGTCGCGCACACAATAGAGCATTTGATGGCGGACTACCTACGCAATGATAGTCCTCTTAGCAATTCCGTTCTGTATTTTGGACCGATGGGTTGTCTTACAGGTTTTTATCTTATACTTAAAGGTACGTGGACTTCAAAGCTCATAAAGGAAATGATAGTAGAAGCATTCAAGGCTTGTTCGCTATCAAAGACGATTCCAGGTGCATCGGAAGTGGAATGCGGTAATTATAGGCTCAACGACTTAAAAGGAGCAAAAGAGCTATGTGATATGTTCTCCGTATATCTATCGACAGCTGGACCGGATAAGCTCAATTATCCAGATTAATATTTATATGTAACCATAAAGTATTTAATCATTAAGTATATTTCCTTGCAATATATTTGGTGATTAAATACTTTTTTTATAATTTTGCAGCATTACTTATTGCTATCGCTTCGTACTGGGATATTTCTTGAATTTTATTGTTCAATTAAATATTTAGTTAGAATGAAAAAAAGAACGAAGCAAGTTTTAGTTATTCTGAAACCCAAATCAAAGGCGTTGGGGTTCAGTAGAGAGGAGTTAGAGGGTATTGCTGCCGATGTTGCCAATAACTTAGAACTCGATGAAGAAGCCTCAGACGAGGATGTAAACGCAGAGATTGAAAAGCAGGTCAATGCGGTTCTTCCTTATCTTAAGATTGCGCAAAAGACTGCGCAGCGTACTATCCAGAGCTTTAAGGATAGTCAAGACTTGGATGACGACGAGGTCGATGACGATGATGATGACCCTGCCGGCAACAAGAAACCAATCCGCAAACAGAAGAAAGAGAAAGAGGAGCAGGTCCCAGGATGGGCGCAGGCACTCATTACTCAGAACAAAGCTTTGCAGACCGAAATTCTCGGTTTGAAGTCTGAGCGTGAGAATGATGGCCGCCGTTCTAAGCTGAAGGCACTCCTTAAGGACAAAGGTACGTTCGGAAAGACAGTCTTGAAGAATTTCGACAAGATGAATTTCGAGAACGAATCTGAGTTCGATGATTTCTACGATGGTATTGTGGAGGACTTGGCAGCTATCGATCAAGAGCGTGCTAACGAAGGTCTCGGAAAGCTTGGTGCTCCTGCGGCTCAGAGAAAGCCTAAGAAGGAAGAGGTTGAGGTTATCAAGGACAATGAGATTGATGAGCTTGCCGAAACTATGTAATCTTTAAATTTTAAAAGTTATGTATGGCGTAAGCGAGACAAAAACGTTTGATTCAGGCAAGGAGTCTGTAATCATCAGAAATTACGTGAATGGCATCATGGGTGGTGTCGTTCTTGACTTGACAGGTTTCTCTGGAGAGTTCATCCAGTGCGGACACATTATCATTCGTGACACTACGTCTGGCGAGTACAAGCCAATGCCTGTAACAGGTGGGGCTTATGCTTCTTTGCCAGCGAGCCACGAGTATGTTGGCATCTGTATGACAACAGTTCCGGCAGATACCCCTCATGTTGGTGTTATGACGGCAGGTGAGGCTAACGATAAGGCTGTCCCTTATCCTGTCGATACAATCAAGGCAGCTTTGAAAACAGACGTTCCTACTCTTCAGTGGGGACACGATGCAATCGGTTAAGGAGGTGATTTATGCAACAGAGTTCTTTATTTCTTAAGTATATCTTGAGTTTCTTCCCAATCCTGAAGACATTGATTGAGAAGATTAACGGTAAGCGCAAGAACGAGATGACGTATCTCCACAAGGATACATCCATTCTCCGCCGCGTTTATTCTACCGACAACAAATGGGAAGCCGACACAGTTGATACCTCTTACGTAGCTGCTGACTACGTGGCAGTGGATTCTCCTGTTCCTTTGAAGTCTCGTGACAAGATTTCAACCGCCAACGGCAAACTGCCAAAGGTCGGTATGAAGAAGTTCTTGAAGGAGTCAGATATCCTCGCTCTCAGACTCATGGAAGCACAGGGAGGTCAGACAGCAGAGATTCGCCGTAAGTTGGCTCAGGACCCGGTAGCTTGTAATGTCGGTGTTGATGAGCGTAATGAGTACGCCCTTTTGTATGGTCTTTCTAACGGCTACGTAGCTGTTCGTGACGACGATAATCCAAAGGAGTTGCTCCGTATCAAGTATCAGTACTTGCCGAAAAATCAGCTCGGCATCAACAATGTTGATACTGGTATTACCGTTGCAGACTTGAAGGAATGTATCGCGAGAGCTTCGAATGATGGAAACACCATCTTGATCTTCTGGATTGGTAAGGCTAAGTTTGACGAATTGAAGAAGGCACAGGACGCTCGCGAGCTTGTTGCCAACTATAAGGGTCAGACTTATGACTCCAACACAAAGCTGCCGGTTCCTACTTCCAGCGTATTCCAGGAAGCATTCTTGGACGAGACCGGTGTATCATTCCGCATCATCAACCGTACCGTCCGCTTGGAGCATGATGGCGTGAAGAAGAGTGTTAAGCCTTGGAACAACAATATGATTATCGGTGTATGCTCACAGATGATTGGTGCCCTCGTTTACGGTCAGGTAGCAGAGGCAACCAACAGAGTGGCAGGTGTAACCTATCAGCAGATTGATTACAAGCTTATCTCTCAGTATTCAACAACTGATCCATTGCGTGAGACTACTGCGGTGCAGGCATACTGCTTGCCTGTCATCGAGGACGTTGACACAATCTATCAGATTGATACTAAGCTGGCTGACCCAGACGTTTCGGTTGATACCGAAAAGGAGAAAGCAGATACAGAGGACGCTAAGGTAACAATCTCTGATGTGACCTACAAGAAGCCGGAGGCTATCACAACTCTCAACGCTCTTGGTGCTACACTTCCTAGTGACGCCAGCGACAAGGAGGTCATTGATGCCTACAATGAGCTGCCTCCTACAAAGAAGAAGGAGTTCAAGGATAACGCAGCTAAAGCTGAGGAGTAATCATGAAGACGGTCGGACAAGCTTTGGTGGATGAGGTACACATCCCTATCCCCTATGGTTTCGTGGAAAACGCTTGCATAAAGCGTGACCTCGATATCGAATCAGAGTTCACTGGTGACGTTGCCAGAAGTGACGCCTACAAAGGAACGCTTGCCGACTGTCTGCTTTCTCTCATACAAGCCGTTAGCTTCTCCGAAGCGGACAAATCAATAGGTTCCCTCTCGGAAGACCAGCGAAAGGCTATATTAGTTCAAGTCAATCGTTTATATAACTCTATCGGCGAAGAGGAGGTTTCACTTACTCCGAAGCCGACAGTTTACATTAATTGCTGATGAGTCTATTGAGTTTTCATGCCTCAAAGCTATACCGGCAGCAGAAGGTAGCTGGCTATACAGATGATGATGGAAATTATCACCAGGGCAAGACCGAGTGGAAGTTCTGCTGCACTTGTGATGTAGTTCCTGCTGGCGAGGCCAACAAGTTAGTTACATCTGACGGTTCTATTGATTACTACTCCTACGAAGTGCATAACTTGCCCGTAGGAATTGAAAAGTTCTCTTATGGGGATTTTATCAAGCTAGAAATTTTAGGGGCTGAGGATGTAATTATCAAGGTCAAGGGATTTCATCGTTATCAACTCCAGTGTAAGATATGGGCATAAGAATGACAACCAGCGCTTCCGCTCTCGATGCCTTCCTACAAAGAGCCGCAAGGAAGATACAAGAGAATGTGCTTAAGGCATTGAGCAAGCTAGGAGACGAATCTGTGGTTAGAATCCGTAACAGGTCTGCCAAGGAAAGCTGGATAGACCATACGGGCAACCTAAGAAGCTCCATAGGCTTCGCCGTGTACGAGCAGGGAAGTAAATATATGGAATCAGCCTTTTCGCAGGTTCTCAGTGGCACTGACGGCTCTGTAAAGGGCAAGAAGATGATCAATGACCTTGCTAAGGAATATTCCAGGGTTTATGCTTTGGTTGTCGTTGCCGGAATGGAATACGCAGGAGAGGTGGAAGCCTTGGAAAGCAAGGATGTCCTCGCATCAACGAAGATATGGGCCACATCCATTGTAGAGCAGCGTGTGAAGACAGCAATAGACTCAGCAGTTAATGAAATAAACAAGTGGAAGATATGAAATCAGACGGAGCAATTAAGACAGATGTTTACCGGTACATCAATGAAAGCGGTTTTATGAACAACGTCAATGGCAAGCTGTCAAAGACGATGAGACCGCATAATTCTCATAAGGAAGATGTCGTTATCTCCATCTTGGCTAATGAGGGAACGCAGCTTCAAACGGCGATTATAAATGTAAATATATATATACAAGACCAGGACGTAGATGGGCAGTTCGAGGAGAACACTATCAGAGTTGACGAAATCTGCAAACTGGCTTGGAATCTCTTGGAAACGTTCAGAACGAGCGAGTATGCAGCCCACGCTATTGAGCAGAGGGTATATGCAACAAGCACGGGAGAACATGTAATAAATAATCAAGTTGAATATAAACTCATAAACGATTAAATTATGTCAGTAACATCATGGGGCAAATGCACTATCTACGTTCAAGAGGTAGGTAGCAAAAAGAATGAGTGGACTAAGCTCCCAACTCCAAAGGATGGCACTACTACTGTTACTCCAACGAAAGGCGATACTATGACCCAGGTTGAGGAAGGTGGCGGAATTGTTGACCGCAAGACAAAGAAGTCTACCTACGAGGCTGCATATCAGCTCTTCATCAAGAAGAACCAGTCGCAGCCATTCAAGACCATCGACGGTATCGTAGAGGGTAACTTCCGTTTGGCTATCCAACCGGAAGACGCCGAGCTTCCTGGCGTTTACATGGGTAATACCACAATCGGTGCAGAAGAGGCCTATACAACTGAGAGCGGTGCTCTTATCACGTACACTCACTCAGCTCTCATTCCAGAGGGTGACGCAGTGGCTAAGACTGTCAACTCGAAGGGTGAGGACGTATATTGTGCTTACCGTTGGCGTGTCATTACTGCCACAAAGGGAACAGGTGAAAAGTATGCCTTGACTTTCAAAAAGCCGCAGGATGGCAATACCCCTCCTGCTGAAATCACGGAAACATACGCAGAGACATAGGCATATCCTAATATCCCTTCCGCCGACTGAGGGTTATCAGCCGGCAACCTACCCAAGTAGCTCAGTTGGGAGAGCGAGACCAAATAGTCCGTCGCATGCAAAAAAAATCCAGGGTCTTCAAAAGCTGGTTGAAAGACGCAGGTTCGAGTCCTGCCTTGGGTGCCAACAATTTAAATTCGAGTGATATGGAAGAGTTAGGAATCATTATATCGAATACGCTCACAGATATGCCGATAGGCTTTGATACTGAGCACGCTCACGTTAACATCTACCCTACTACACTGGGCATGATGTACCTAACGTCGCAGTTGGTAGATAGCTTGGAGCTAGACAAAGAGTTACTTCAAGCTGATCCATTCTTGGAAGCATTGCGAGTTGCAAACACCAAAAGGGAGACATGCTGCAGATTGATTGCATATCACTCACTCAATACAAAGAACGAAATACTAGACTCCAGATGCGTAAGCAGGCAGACGGAGTTAATCTTCAAAGAATGTTCCAACGAGGATATAGCCACTCTTCTCATCATCATCCTTAAGGCTAACTCATACCAGACAATAGCCAAAGAGACAGGAATGGAAGAAGAAGCGAAGCGTATGGCAAAAGTCAACGCAGCAAAGAAGTCGGAGAATAGCTTTATCTTCGGGGGCAAGACAATATGGGGAACACTCATAGACGCTGCTTGCGAAAGATACGGATGGACTTTCGATTACGTGGTATGGGGAATATCGTATAACAACCTGACTCTCATGCTCAAAGACAAGATTACTTCAATCTATCTGTCTGACGAGGAGAGGAAGAAAGCCCATATACCGGCAGCAGGGGAAGAGGTCATCGATGGCAACAACAAGGAGGCGGTCATGAAGGCGGTGATAGAGTCAGAGACCGAGATTTAACCGAAGTCTTCCTGCGCACGCACGTAAAGTTTCCATATCGAACACTCATATTTGGTGTTTCCCCGGCGATTCTTTATAACAGAGTATAAATTCAAGGAAAAATAGAACATTATGCCAAGCATTAAATTCGATACAATAGTCGAGACAGCCAAGGTCGTTTCCGGTTTTCGAGACATTCAGAACGCAGTTCATCAGACTGCTGAGAGGGTTGAGAAGGACGGAAAGTCTATTGACGATGTAATCTCGAATATACAGAACAGTATGAACATTGCCATTGGCGGTTGGAGCATTGGTAAGTTCGTCAATCAGATGATGCAGGTCCGCGGTCAGTTCCAGCAGACAGAAATGGCATTCAAGACAATGTTGCAGTCTGAGGAGAAAGCTGATGCTCTCATGAAGCAGTTGATCCGCACGGCGGCCGTCACACCTTTCGGGGTTGAAGACGTTACAGAGGGAGCCAAGCAGCTCCTTGCGTTCAACGTAGCGGCCGAGGATGTCAACAAGACGCTTATCGGATTGGGAGACGTTGCAGCAGGTATGGGTCTAAACCTTAAAGACCTCGTGATGCTTTACGGCACCACCATCGCCAAGGGCAAGATGGACACGATGGACTTGTACCAGTTCCTCAACCGAGGTATTCCTATCGCAGACGAGATAGCCAAGGTTATGGGTCTTGACGTTACCAACGCCATCAAGGAGGTCCAGAAGCAAATCAAGGCAGGCAAGGTTACCAGCGATATCTTCATCCAGGCAATGCAGAGTATGACCGCCGAGGGTAGCAAGTTCGGTGGCTTGATGGAGGCTCAGTCCAAGACTATTACAGGTCAGATAAGCAACATTGAGGATGCCATCGAGCAGATGTTCAATGACCTCGGCAAATCCCAGGAGGGTGTTATCAATACCGGATTGGGAGTCGTTTCCACCCTCGTTGAGAATTGGGAGACGGTAGGCAAGGTGCTTATGACTGTCGTTGCAGCGTATGGAGCATACAAGGCTGCGGTGATAACAATGATAGCAATATCTAAGGCACAGGTAGCTTGGGAGAGTGCGAAAGCATTCTTGTCTTTAGCGAAGTCTATCACAACCGCCAAGGATGCCATGGCTCTGTTCAATTTGGTCTCTTCTTCAAATGTTCTCGGTCTGGTTCTTGGTGCAGTAGCAGCTGGAGTCACGATGTTCAATCTATTCGGCAATAGCGCTGAGGATGCCGCTACCAAGACTTCCAAGTTTACCGAGAGTGCAAATGAAGCATCAAGCAAGGTCGAGTCGCTAATCTCCATTCTGAAGACTGCAAAGGAAGGCTCCAAGGTTTACAAGGACACCATCAAGGAGCTGTCAAACATCTATGACAACTACGGGATTGCTATTGACAAGATCAAGGAAGACGAGAGCAACCTTGTGGATGTTAAGCAGCAGGAGATAGATAAATCTAAAGAACTCGTCGAGCAAATCAAGCTGGAGGCTACAGAGCGCAACAGAGCCAATGCAATCTCCAAGGCTAACGAAGAATACAACAACCGTGTGGATAGCGCTCAGCAAGCCCTTTTGGGTAAGTTGAAGGATTATGGAACCTCTAGCAGCGGTATAGCCGTCGGCATACAGAACATCGTATCTGACTCGGTTATCAAGCAGTTTGATGACCTAACACAGAAGATGGCTGGCTTGAATGAGCACTCCAAGGAGTATCAGACCTATCTGAAGCAATACAATCAGCTGGAAGCTTCTTTGATATCCGAATCAGAAAAGCTAGCTAATGCTTTCGGTTTTACAGGAGACAAAACAAGCGATGCCAGGAAGGCATTGATAGGCTATCTCTATGAGCTTCGAGCTGCAAAGAAGCTGCATACCGAGGAGGCAGATAATATCAACCGGGCGGCAGATGCAACAGAGGATTTCGGAAACAAGGCCACATCTACCAAGAACAGGATAAACGCTTTGCAGAAGCAACTCCAGGGTGCCGGCGAGGATGTACACGTTCTCTACAACCGTGTCAAGGAGTTCATGCAGAACTATTCCGAGAACAACATCAACTTCCACGTCAACTTCGATGCCAAGATACCATCGTGGATGCAGAATATGAATATTCCGGAGCTAGGACGCTTAGGTAAATACTTCTCTGCTTTGGCACGCGACCTTGCAAACAACAAGAAGTCTGGTGCGCTGGTCAATGGTAAATGGATGTCAACCAACGATATTGCCCAGCGAGGATGGGATTATACCAATGCGGCGAACACCAAGCAGACCAAGGCAGAAGACGATGCTAAGCAGAAGCGTCGCGAAAAGGAAGAGGCAGAAGCCAATGCCAAGAAGAACGCTGCCAAAGCAAAGAAAGCAGCCGACGATGCAAAGAAGCTAGCAGAAGACCGGAAGAAGGCCCAGGAGGAACTGAATGAGGATTTGAAGCAGCTGCAGCAGGAAAATATCGACACCGATATATCTCAGATGCAGGAAGGCACGGAGAAGAAGATTGCTGAAATCAAGAACGACTATGCCAAGCGCAAAGCCGAGATTGACAAGCAGGAAGCAGAGTTCAAGAAGAAAAACAAGGAAGCTGGCAAGAAAGTAACCCTTACCTCTGCTCAGTCCAATGCCCTCAATAAGGCAAGAGACCTCGCTACCCAAGAGTATAACAAGAAGCTTGATGAGGTCAACAGGGAAGCACTCACCTCTATGCGCGACTACTTGAAGGAGTATGGTTCTCTCTATCAGCAGAAGCAAGCCATTGCTGAGGAGTACGAGGAGAAGATAGCCAAGGCTCAGACGCAGGGCGAAAAGCTCTCTCTTCAGCAGCAGAGAAAGAAGGACCTCCAAACCATCGAGATAAATGCCATCAGACAAAACATCGATTGGGGAAGCGTCTTCGGAGACTTCGGTGCTATGTTCAAGGACCAACTGGAGCCTACCATTGAGAAGCTGCAAGAACTCTCCAAGAGCACAACAGATGTTAATGAGCAGAAGACCATACAGGAACTTATCTCCAAGTTACAAGGCTCTGCCACCATCTGGAATAGTGACATCTTTAAGAAGGTTTCGGACGACATCAACTCCTATCAGTCAGCCATGCAGGGCTATATTGATGCACAGGAGCGAGAGATTGAAGCCACGAAAGCTGTCACCAAGGCGCAGGAAGACCTTGCCAAGGCTAAGAAGAGCGGTGACAAGACAAGTATCAGCAAGGCTGAAGCCAACCTCTCTAGAGCGCAGGGCGTTCTCGCTACCGCATCTAACAACGTTTTGGAGTTTGGCTCATCAGTTCAGAAGGCATCATCAGACTTGCAGACATCTGCACAGAAGGCAGTTTCTCAGTTCCAGCAGCTAGAAAATGGTTTGCAGGGTCTTACATCGGGGTCACTCAAAGGCATAGGAAACTCTATCCTAGGGCTTGACAAGCTTTTCGGTGGCTCTATGCAGAAGGACGTTGCCAACACTCTAGCAAATGGCATCCAAGGGTTGCTCGGTAAAAATAGTGACGCAGCCAAATCTCTGACGAAAGCTTTAGGGGATAGCGGTATGGCAGGTAAAATAATCTCCGCAATACTCGGCATCCTCGATATTCTGAAAGATGGCTTCGGAACACTCATCAGCAACCTCATGGACACGGTCTTTGGCGCAGTAACGGGCATCCTCGATGATGCTTTATCGGGTGACATCGTTATGAAACCATTGAAGAGTATCGGGAACAACGTTTCTCATATCCTCAACACGCTTTCATTCGGTGGCTTTAATAGTCTGTTCGGTGGAGATGGAAATGCAAAGAAGGTCAATGATACCATCGAAAGGCTGACGGATAGAAATACCCTCTTGCAGCAATCCATCGAGGATTTGACTGATGCAATGGAAAACTCCTTTGGCTCCAAGGCAACCTCATACTACGAGCAAGCCTATAAGAATCAGCAGGAGACCAATCAGAACTACCTCGACATCGCAAAGGCGCAGGCAAGCTATCACGGTTCGCACCACTCATGGAACGCTTATTGGGGTGGCTTCGGTAGTGACGAGATGGATTGGATCAAGAAGAACGTCAAGTCAGATTTCAATGGCGACCTCTTTTCCCTCAGCCCAGAGGAAATGAAGCTCCTCCGTGGCAACGTTGCCATTTGGGAGCATATCGAGAACACTGGCAAGGGTAACTATGGTGGGCGTCTGACGGAGAAGCTGAATGACTACATAGACCAAGCGGGCAAGCTGGAAGAGTTGTCAGAGCAGTTCAAGGAGAATCTTACTCAGATTTCCTTCAGTGGAATGAGAGATAGCTTTTTGACGGACCTTATGGACATGAAGAAGGATGGTAGCGACTTTGCTAGCGAAATGGCAGATGATTTCGCAGAAAAGATGCAGAAGTCCCTTCTCTCTTTCAGTATGGAAGACCTTATCAATGGAGACTTGAAGAAACTCTACGATGATTGGGCAAAGGCTATGAAGGATAAAAACGGAAAGCTAACCAAGGATGATGTAGATGCATTCTACAAGCGTTACGATGATATAGTCCAGGAAGGTCTGAAGAGACGCGACGAGTGGGCAAAGGTAACAGGCTACACTGGTTCCTCATCCTCATCACAGACCGCAACAAGCGGAGGATGGGCATCTATGGGGCAAGATACCGCGGACGAGCTGAATGGTCGCTTCACCGCCCTGCAGATTGCAGGAGAGTCAATCGCTCAGAACATGACTACCACCATATCACAGATGGAGAGCATCGTTACACTCGGAATCTCAACCAATGGCGCAGTATTGGAGATTAGAAATATGATGATTATGACAAACAGCTATCTCGAAGACATTGTGAAGTATTCAAAGCTCACCTATAATGACTTCGGAGCCAAGCTGGATGACATGAACAGAAGATTAAAGGATATTTAACCTCTATAGGCTTTTCGCTTGTCTGCCCTTACAACTACACTCAACAATAGAAAAAGCGGCTCACAGCGAAGCCTATGAGGTTATTTAATGATTAAATAGTTATGCTTAAAGGACAACTTTACATAAATGGTAATGATGCCTACCTTACGTGGGGCATCTTCCTAGACGAAACTGCCCTCAGTGCGCTCATGACCCCTGCACCAAACAAGGAGTTCATCAGCAACAAGTATCGCTCAAAGGACGGAAAGTCGGTTATCAAGCACAATCCTAGATTGGATGAGAGGGAGATAACGCTGCCGTTCAATATGACCGCCAAGGACTCAGATACGTTCTTGACGAACTATGCTAGGTTCTGCGAGGAGGTTCTTGCCAAGGGAGAGTTGGTTATCCGCACCCGATTCCAGCCTAATGTGTGGTATCGGTGCATCTATCTCTCCTGCACTCAGTTTAGTCAGTGCATTCGGGAAATGGCAAAGTTCAGCCTAAAGCTCAACGAGCCAGACCCTAGTGACAGAGGTAAAACAAGTAAATATACAAGCTAATGATTCAGATTAAGAGAAATAACAAAGTATTCTTCACATTAGAGGACTTCGGTGAGGGTTCTAAGCTGTCATATCAGCTTATGGACCATCACTACATCATCTTGAAGTTCACTACGGCTACTCCTGTCTATTTCGAGATTGGGGACTCCGTAGAGATTCCCGACTTCGGCTACTTTGAGCTTACATCATCATACTTCCCTAAGCACAATGATAGTGATGGCTACGACTACGAAATGCAGATGGATGCCTACTATATGTCTTGGAAGAATAAGATTTGCAAGTATCGCCCTCAGCACGGAGCCAACGAGACCTCCTTCAACCTCACCACAACGGTAGGCGTACACATGAACGTTATACTCGGCAACCTAAAGGCGCTAGGTCTTACGTATAATGGCAAGGAGTTCTCTGTTGACTACACTACGTACAACAACAAGGCTTTCGATGTTCAGAAGAGATTCTTGATCGAGTACGGCTCTATCAGCATTCTCGATGCTCTCAACGCCATCTGTTCCGAAGACGCACTCAACTGCGAGTGGTGGATAGATGGCTCTATTATATACCTTGGATATTGCGAAATGGAAGGGCAGACAACATTCGAGCAGGATGTTAATGTTCTGTCTATGTCCTATTCGGAATCTAAGTCAACTTATATTACGAGACTGTACGCATTCGGCTCAGATAGGAATATTCCGAAAGGGTATTTCACTGGTGCCGATGCGGACGTCACTACCGATGGTGTAGCTACCGATTACCTCATGCTCCCTAACAAGGAAGTAGATAGTGATGGTTTCTACGCCAAGGATGGATACCTGGAGAACGTAAATGTCGTAAAGAACGACAAGCAGGCTATCGAGGGTGTTGTGATGTTCGAGGAAGAATACCCAAAGGTTGAGAGTGTTGTCAGCAGTATCAAGACGTATGATAGCACCGTTGATAACGAAGACGGGACGAAGACTACACAGACGTTTTGGCAGGTCACTTCTACAGACTCTTTCACTAATAGCTTCAAGGAGAGTTGGATAAAGAGTAACCTCACTCTAGGTATCAAGTTCACTAGCGGTGCTCTCATGGGTATGGAGTTCGATGTTAGTTTCAAAGTCATTGACAAGGTTAACTACTTTGAGATTGTTGCTAATGACACTTACGGAAGAACTCTTCCCGATGGCGTTATGTGCCCGAAGGTAGGTGATAAGTACTTCCTGTTCAATTGGGACGCAACCAAGATTACAGATACGGACCTCATCCCTACTGCTCAGTTATCTCTGTTCGATAGAGCGAAGCAGTACTATCAGAAGACCATGATCAGCAATTCAAACTTCACCTGCACGATGGATGGCGACAAGTTCTACAATGATGGAATATACGATTACCATCCTCTCGGTGAACAGGTAAAGCTGATTAATGATATGTTTGCGCAGGTGGATGCGGATGGCAAGCACTACCGAAACTCTCGTATCATCGGAATGGAGATACCTTTGGATATCCCTTACGACCACCCTCAGTACACGGTTGGCGAAAAGGCAGCTACTAGCCGGTTGGGTAAGTTGGAAGACAAGGTTGATTCCATCAAGGTGAATGGAATGCAGATAGGCGGCACAGGAAGCGGTAATGGTGGAGGTGTCTATGTAATTGGCATGAACGATACCACTCCTGCATCCGATAGTAACGTTTATTCTGCTAGACGCTCTAGGATGGAGTTTATATCTAGGCTGCTGGATAACACCGCAAAGGGCACAATCACATGGGAGAAGGTGCAGAAGTTCTTTAGTGGGTTGCATGTCGGTAACTCCAACAATGAGAACGGAGGCTCGTGGACTCCCGACGCAGAAGGTCGTTCGCACCTCATCACAGATTACTTGGAGGTAAGAATGAAGGCTATCTTCGAGGAGCTGGTTATCAATAAAACATCCACCATTGGCGGTAAGGAGATAATCTCTCCTGCTGGCGGTGTGGTGGCTCATAAGGTAGAAGAGGTTACTGTGACATATAATAATGTGTCACAGAAGGCTTATCGTTGCTATTTCTTAGCAGAGCAGGATGGTGATGCCGTGGATAATGATTTCGCTGTTGGCGACCAAGTGCGCTCGGAATCATTCAACGTGCGCAAGGGCGCTTATCACAAGGCTGGCAATCACTTCTATTGGCGATTGGTAATCGGTCGTGATGAAGACCCTGTAGAGCTGGAAGGAAAGAAATATCATTATATCGACCTTTCTGATACCGATTGCGCTACGGCAAGCGACGTACCTGCTAAAGGTGATGTGCTCAACCAGTGCGGTAATAGAACCGATGTAGAACGTCAGAACTGCCTTATCTTCTCGGCGGTAGATACCTATTCGCCATCCATCAGCCTCTATCACGGCATCAACAGCTATTCCTTTGCCAATAGGGAGTATGTGGAATATGGTGTGAATAAGCAGAATAACAAGGCATTCTTCAACGTCTATGGTGATATGTATGTAGGCGATAGACCTACAAAGGAGAATGGCTATGAGGGCAGCTCTTATATCAGATATGATAGCAGCACTAAACAATTGTCTGTTAAGGGTAAGATTTCCGCTAAATCCACTGTGGATGGCAAGGAATTGTCTCAGTATTTCAATAAGATTGCCGAATTGCAGAATCAGGTGGATGGTGCTATCGAAACGTGGTTCTATGATGGGGTGCCTACCTTTGAGAATGCCCCAGCCATCAGTTGGAAGACCGATAAGGATAAAGAAATCCATCTTGGCGACCTTTACTACGACAACAAGACGGGCAAGGCATACCGCTTTGCCAAGGATAGCAACACCTATAAGTGGACTATCATTACAGATACCGACATCGCCAAAGCCCTTTCCGATGCAAGAATGGCACAGGAGACCGCAAACGGGAAAATGAAGGTGTTCAGCGTTCAGCCTACGACACCTTATCAGGTTGGCGATATATGGGTTAATGCTACCTATCCTAGCGATGGCAGTACCTACAAGAATGAGGTATTGCGCTGTCAGACCAACAAAGCGGCAGGTTCTCAGTTCGCCATCGGTGATTGGATTAAAGCATCTAAATACACCGATGATACAGTTGCCAACGCAGCCAAAAAGGCAGCAGAAGATGCTCAGAAGGCGGCACAGACCGCACAGACGGATATTACGAACCTCGGAAAGACGGTCACTGATAACAAGAAGGAATTCGATAATTATGTTACCGATGGTTACCTAGAGCCTTCCGAGATTGCGGCAATGGCGCAGGATTCTAAGCGACTTGAGGATGATTTTGCGGCAGCACAGAAGTCATACAATGAGGTGAAGAACGCAGAGGTACTGAAGGACACCAAGGAACTCACCGACCTCAACACCGCTTTTACTACCCTAACGAGTGCCAAAACGGAACTCGTTACGTATCTCTCAGATATATCTACAAATTACAATAAGGCTGATACCAACGGCAAGGCTACTATCGTCTCAGCCGTGGGAACGAAGTTTACCAACTTTCAGTCTGCATACAGCGCATTCTATGACAAACTTGGCTTGGCAAACGCCTATATCACTAGCAAGATATATGGTGACTTGAAGCAGAATATCACAGACCTCGCAGGTTACAAGTATCTCAAGGATGCGCTCGGTCAGACTACAGATATTGACGGTGGTCTTGTAATGACAACGCTCCTTGCGCTGAGAGACGGAGACGGAAACGTTCAGAGCGGTATCAACGGAGCAATAGACCCGAACAGAGGAAAGAAGAGTATCGCAACGTGGTGGGGCGGTCAGATGGTGGATAAGGACTATAATAGCGGAAATCTTACCCCTGCAACCTCCCTCATCCGCTTCGACGGCTCTGGCTACCTTGCCAATGGTGCTATCTGGTGGGATGTGAGCGGAAAGGTTCACGCAGACCCTACATCGTTTATCATCAGCGAAAAGAATCTTGGCGCATACCTCATCTTCTTCGAGCCGACTTGGAAGGAAGGAAGTGCAGGAACGAGCGTTGCCGACCTTGTGTCTTTGAAGCCAAACGCTCCATTCTCTAAACTTGGCGTATCGGGCGATGCTACCTTCGAGGGCGCAATCTCCTTCCATGGCATTAAGCTCACGTATGATTCCACAAACAAGGCTATCAAGATTGATGGTAATCTCTATGCTACAGGCGGTATCACGGCATACGGAGCAGGAGCATCTACCACGGGTGGTGGCGGCTTGATTGCAAGCGTAATCAGCTATGCGAGAATCTTAGAAGGAAGCTATACGGATGCAGACTTGACGAGTATTCCGAATGCCTATGCTATCAAGGCTCTCAGCAGTCGAATTGACAATATAGCTACAGAGCTTGGTGGTCTGAATCTCTCCTGGAATAACATCACGGGTAAACCATCAACGTTCGCACCTAGTGCGCATACCCATAAGTGGATAGAAATTACTGACCGCATCACGAAGGTAAGCCAGCTTACCAACGATGCTGGGTATCTGACTGCTCATCAGTCTCTCGCAAGCTATTATACCAAAGCGGAGATTGATGCAAAGGGCTATACTACCAATAAGGGTACTGTTACATCAGTGGCTCTTACCCTCCCTACAGGTTTGGTGTGCGCAACAAAGACCATCACAACAAACGGCACATTTGCTGTTACTTTTGCTTCTGGATATTCAATTCCAACAACGACAAAGCAGACGGCTTGGGATGGTGCGGTATCAGCAAAGCATACTCATAGCAATAAGTCTGTGTTGGACGGCATTTCATCCGTAAAGGTAACTCATTGGGATAGTGCCTATGATTGGTACGCCCTTATAACTACTGACGAGGAGACTGCGGATGGCATTATCAATAAGTGGAACGAGGTGGTGAGCTTCCTCGCCAATATTGCGCAGACAGACACTCTTAGCGGTATTGTTGACGGAATCAATAAGTCAATTTCTGATGAGGTGACAAGAGCGAAAAAAGCAGAAGGGGTAAACGCTTCGGGCATATCCACCAATAAGACGAATATCACCACCTTGCAGGGCTACTTCACTAATGGCTCTGCGAAGAAGGCACTCCAGCTCACGAATGCTCGCAAGTTTTGGGGAAATTCATTCAATGGTACTTCTGATATTAATGGAAGCATCATCGTGCCTAACGGAAAGTATATCTCCATCGGCAACATAAAGATGGAGTATGATGCTACCAATAAGGCGTTGAAGATTACGAACACTACGACTAACGAGGTGGCAAACCTCTACACTAGTGGTGGTGTTTCTGCCTATGGCGTGGGAACATCATCATCCAGTGGTGGCGGCTTAAACGGCAGTGTGAAGAGTTATTCAAATGCCTTGAAGCTTACATCAGAATCGCTGAGTGAGATTGCCTCTGCCTACTCCATCAAGGCTCTTGATTCTCGTATCTCTAGCTTGGAAGGTGGTAGTGCTACTGCTATTTCTGTCAGCGGTAGTGGTAATGCGGTTACGTCTGTCACTAAGAATGGTACTACTATCAGCGTAGTTAAAGGTAGTACGTTCTTAACTAGTCATCAGTCACTTGATGATTACGTTAATGCAATATCTGTAAGTGGAAGTGGGAATGCTATCACGTCTGTATCTAAAAGCGGAAAGGGTATTACATTTACTAAAGGTGCTACATTTTTAACTTCTCACCAAAGTTTAGCAGATTACGCTAAGAAGAGTGAAATACCTACAAAAGTAAGTCAAC